ATTTGCACCTTGAACATAAACAGACAACACACTAGAAGAGGACTCTCTTAATAGAGAACCAATTTCAATATAGTCATCAATAATACCGGGAACGCCCTCATAGTCAGATTCACCAGTCTTATAAGTACGAGTTTGAGTAGTATAGTTATCAATAACCTCGTCGGAAATACGAGTACCCAAAGAATATACAACATTCAATGTAGTATCTACAGGAGTCACACCATCTGCCTCTAAAGCAGACTCTGCATGGATATGGAAATAAGCCTCTTGACCATTAATGAAGTTAGTATTGTCAAGAGTTAAAGTGATTGATGGACGAGTAGTAGTAGAAACACCGGGACCACCGCCTGTGCCGCTAATAGAAAGCAATTCACAAGTATAGTTTTCTTCACCAATTAATTCAACTTTATAGAAACCGCCATCGGAATTTAAGATTAGGTCGCCTTTCTTAGGGTCGCCTTTAACAGCGCTCTTAGGAAGTGTTGCATAGCCCGTATCTTCATTTACTTCTGGTTTCTCAACTTCACCATAGTAAATTGCGGCGCCCGCAGAACCCATAATAGTTCTTTGGCCCTGGCTATCGACATAAATCTTACCTGAGTCAGTAGCAAAATAAATCCATCCATCTTTTACTTCAGCACGCTGAATCTTACTGTCATAACCACGGACGGGAATAAATTTTACGCCATAATTTTCACTCATTTATTTAAACTCCTTTCTTTCCTTTATAAACAAAAAAATAGGTGAGAAGAATAATCTTCTTCCCACCTATTAGATTATCCTCTATTTTTAATTAAAAATCGAAATAATCTTCTTAATACCTTTTGTCCTCAAATTAGAAAGTGCCCCAAACCAGAGACATCTGAACGCTAGAGCCAGAGCTACTTACCTGCAAGTTACTATGAGTAGACTCAACATAGAAAGTAGCAGTTTGCTCACTCTTTTGATTCTTAGAGCCAGTTACTTGACCCTTAATAGAAACAGTAGCCTTAGTCTTAGCAGTGTCACTAGATACACTGGAAGTCATTCCAGTTAAACGAGCATTAGTATCATAGACTTTAACGGTCTTGGTATATACTTTCTGTACATGACCATAATTGTCTCTATCAATACCATTTTCGCCCTTAGAGGCATCAATAATAACAATATCTTCTGACTTAGCAACATAATCGGTGCCAAGAGTAGGATTATTTAAAGTACCAGTGGTATCTCTAGCTGGGTCAGTAGTACTTACCGCATTATGATTAATAGTCAGTGACATTGCCTTAGAAGCAGTGTCTGAACTTGGACTTACAGTAATACAATTTCCACTTAATACAGAAATAGAGCCAGCATTAGTACCAGTAGTAGTGCCAGTTTTCTTTTCTAATAATTGAATACCACCACCATTTGCTGGAGTCAATAAACCAACAGAGTAAGTGGTATCTTCATTACCAGAAGGAACATAACCCCATTGTACAGTAGTTAAGAATCCATTGGTACCTTCAGTGCCTTCTGCAATCAATAAGTCACCAGGCTGTACTGTAATCTCTTCAGTACCAGTATCGGTTTTAACTGTTACATCAAAAGCTTGACCAACTTTATAAGTATAACCTTTCTTAATGGAACCAGTAGGAATGCTATTAACAACACCCTGATATTCCATTGCGTCAAAGTCTGCTCTTAAAGCATCAACTTCTGCTTTAGTATATACATCTAAAGTCGCAGTACCATTGCTGAACTTAGCAGTAGAAGTGCCACTACCACCATATTTAATTGCAGGATTAAATGTGCTACTAGAACTTCTATTAGCAGTATCTTTAACTGTTACAGTAAATCCACCAGGCTTATTGGTCTCATCTTTGGGGTCCCAAGCATGAGCGGTTGCTGTATGAGTGTTACCATCTAATTTAGTGTCAGCAGCAGTGATTCCAATTACGCCATTATCTTCGCTAACAGTAACATTGGTACCACCCTGAATAACAACTGCACTTTGCTGTACGCCAGCTTCATTAACTAACTTAATCTTTGCAGCATTATCTTGAGCCATATTTTCGCTGGCTAATTTAGTACCATATACTTCAATAGTACCATCTGTTGTACCTTCAACAATAGTAATACCATTTTTACCAGTTAAAGAGAAAGCGAAAGAAGGTTTTCTATTACCTTCACCAATTTCTGTTAAAGTAGTTGTTACAGTAACAGTTCCTGTCTGCTCTCCTGTGACTAGACCGCCATAAGTATAATTGGTATCTGTATTGGCATTAATTTGAACCCAATTTTGACCATTGGAAACAGCTAAAATAGAATCAGCTGTAATATAAACGAATTGACCAGCATTTAAAGCAGTTGCAGTTGGTAAGACCTCCACGGTAGCGTAAGTAGTAATACCTTCATTAACAGCTTCGATGCTACCATCACTTAAACCAACATATAATCTATGAGTATCATTGGTTAAGTAGAAAGTGCCGCTTTCGCCAGAACGGGCGGTTCTCTTAGCATCTAATGCGGTTTGTAAACCATGTAAAAACTTAATCTGAGAATTATCAGCAATAGTGATAACATTAGTATCTGCCATTATAGTTTTCCCCTTTCTTAAGCATTAATTTTAATTTCACCCCAAGTAATAGCTTCTTGAATTTCTTTTACCTGAGTGTGAAGTGTCTTTTGATTTTGTTGTAATTCTTCAAGGTTACCAACTGTAGCTTGGAAAATTTCAGTAGTAACATATTTAGTTAAATCAATTGCATTTACCTTAGTTTTTAAATCACTAACATCTTTTTGCAATAAAGTAATAGCATTACCCTACGTTGCTACCGTACCTTCTAAGGTTAAAATTTTTCCTGCATTAGTTGAAATATTATCAGTGTTAGTTTGAACAGCAACACTTAAATTATTTACTTTAGTAATCAAACCAGGAGTAACAATACCATCAATCTCTGTATCATTCAATACATTTTCAATGGTAATAATTTTATTACCTTGAGTTTGAATATTAGCAGTATTACCTTGAATAATTTGAATATGTTCATCTGTGAAATCATTAGAAGATAATCCTTTACCCTCTTCTTTATTTACCTTCGCGTCCAAAAGTGATTGTAAATTTTGAACTTGTGCAACAGTAATTCCTTGCAATAAAAGCTTACCAGCTTCAACTGCAAAATTTGTAGAATCAACAGATGTAATATAATTCTTTTGCGCGCCTTCCTAAATGCCTTCTAATTTAGCTTTCTCTTCATCAGAAATTAAAGAATAGCCTTCTTCAGCATCAACTTTCTTATTAAGTTCGGTTTGTAGCGCATTTTTAGTAACATAATTACTTAAATCAACTTCCCAAGAACCAACTTTTTCAGCATAACGAACTTCTGTACCAGTTTCATCCTCATAGATAATAACCATGTATTCATCATACTTGTCAGCTTCATCCTCAGGAGAAGTTAATACCATATAAATATATTGGTCAGCATCTGCGGCATTAACATTAATATCATCCACAGAATTAACGATAATTCGCTTTAAATGACCAGCATCCGCAATCTTCTCATCAACTTCAGTTTTAGTATAAGTATTCTTTTGTAAATCGCTTACAGAAGTTTGTAAAGAAGATAACTAACTGCCTAAACCTTCAATGGTAGTTGGGTTTGGTTGATACCAAGCTAATACCATTTGTCCATTTTCGCTGGCGACTTTTGGCTCTAAACCACTAATCCAAGGATTCTCATCGTCAACGACTTGAAGGACATATTCAGCTTCAGTAGTTTCAGTTGCGGCAACATATTTATAATATTGCACACCCCAGTTCTTTAAGGCAATAATTTCATTGCTAATAACAATAGAAGAATTATCTCCTTTTAAAGATGGAATATCAACAGATGCTCCAATCTCTTGGAGTTCACCTGCGGTATTTAGAATGATATACGCAGTAGCGGTGCCTGCGGCCTCGTCTACTAAACCTAGAATCTGACCTACATATGCGACAGGGTCGGTTTGCGCATATAATTCCATTGCATCATAAGAGTACCAAATTTCACTTTTATCAAGAGGAATTGGATTACCTCTCGCAACATTCATAGGAAGGCCCATGAAGTTGCCGTCTTTTTTAATTACAGCCATATCTCAGGTCCTCCTTATCCAATTGTAACACTATGCACTTCTGTACTTGCAATAGAAGCAGGTGCATAAATCCAAATATTATAATCGACTGCAGTATATCCATTTGCACCTTCAACCTCAACAGTTGCGGTTTGTTTTACATAATCTGCAGTAGCATCTGCATTCATACTTGAAGTAATAATTGCAGATGTAACGCTCTTACCACCGCTCACAGGAAGCGCAATAATATAACGCTTCATACCAGCTAAATCACTTGCGGCCCAAGTAATAGTTCTATTAGAAGCGCCGTTGCCTTTTCCAGCTAAATTGTCTCGGATAAAAGCAGAAGTTAATTCACTTCCAGTAGAATCTCCACCAGCGAAACATTGTCTATATCCAGTAATGGATTTAGAAGTTTTAGAACTGGTGGTTCCAGCTTTAATTTGTCCATCAGCATATTCCTTGCCTAAATTGGTAGAAGGAATAATACCATCTGAATAAGTAGCTGTTGCAGTCATTTTATAATTCATATTATCAATAACTTGAATTTCTTCCATTGTACCACTTTGAGTAGTACGAGTGGTTGTTCCATCACTAACATTCCATCCAGTAGCAGTAACACCAGTGCTTGTATTATAAGTATAAGAGCCGCTATTGAAACTTAATGCATATTCTGGAGTTACTTTAGTTCCAACTTCATAAGAAGCATCACTAGAAGGTTTAGTGAAAGCAATAGAGGGTTTTGTCGTAGTAGGATTTTGTTCTTCTGCAAAAATACTTGCTAAGAAATCCTTAATATTCATTCCTGCGGCATCCACTACTTTACTACCAGTAGAAGGAATAGTGACTGTACCAACTGGAGTTGTAAATGTGAAATCAGAATCAAAATACACATTTTCAGCATTATAGTTTCCATCCATGGCTGCCCATGTAGAACCATTATATACATAAGAAGTATATTGCCATTTATCATTGATAATAATATCTTTAATAATGATAATATCACCAGCACATGGCAACCATCCTTGTGTGGTTTGGTCAATTAACTCTTGATGCATGACTTCACTATCTTCATTTTCAATAGTGATAATAGTTGCTTCTGAACTGTCAATAGATACCCAAGTGCCGTCACTACGTAAAAACTTATTGGTTTCTCCATATCCAGGAGCAGGAACAAGTCCAGCTGTACCTGCGGCATCTTTACTAGCACCGATAAAAACAGAAATAGCTTGTTCTAATGTAGAATCAACCCATTTACCAGAAGCAGTATCATATACTAAAATAGACTTATCAGCTAAATCTGTACTTAAAGCAATATCAGTTAATTCACTTAAACTAATTTTACCTGCGGCTCCCCCTCCGCCCGCAATTAGCTTTTCACCCAAATATAAAACCGCATTAGTTGAATCTGCTTCGGAAATAAAATACAGAGTATCAACATTTGGTTTCTCTGGACTGGCTAAAAGCATTTCATAGGCTTTTGGAGTACCACGCATAAATTTTACATAATTTGCCAAAATATTCTCTCCTTTCTTAAAAGTATATTATATCTTAATTTCTTAAAAGAAAGAAATTACGCATATTAGCTTCTCTTTGGAGGCTCATAATCGGTAAACTTACCATCTAAATAATCTTCAATAGCAATAATACGAGAATAGAAGTTACGCATTTCATTATCTAAATCAGTATTATTAGAAGATAATTTTTCAAGTACTGCAGAAAGAGCTCCTGATAAAGATTGATAATTTTGAGTTGTTCCTGTAAAAGCCTTAACCCAAGCATTAAAAGAATCTTCTTTTGCGGCTTGGTCTCCTCTACCAAACTCAGCATCAGTACCAACCATTTCATTTGCTCTTTGTACATCTTTTATAGCATCTTCTAAATCTTCAGTTAAAGTCTCAATATCTCCTGCCATATTTTCAAGGTCGCCTTGAATTTCAGCAACAGTATTTTCTAATACTTCAATACGAGAATCAACTTCACTAATTGGTAATTGATAATAAATTTTTTCTAATGTAGTTAAATGACCCGCTTTATCGTAAACCGTATGATAAGTTGAAATAAAATCACCAGGTTGCAATACAATTTCAACTTCATATTGAGTACCATCTTTACTACCTTCGTATAAAAATGGAGTAAAGTCAGGCTCTTCGTTGTCATTGAAGTTTGTTTTATGCTAAAAAGTTAATTTATTTTTTGCGTCATTTAATAATAGTTCAATTAAACCATCTGTGTTCGCAAAATGGAATTTCTTTTCAGCTGTTAGAACTAAGTCATTACCAGATTGATTAATTTGAATCAATTGCTCTGGCATTTTAAAATAGGTTGGCTCTATATGGTCCTCACCTACGAAATGTCCTGCCTAATCAAAGGCAGGACAAGCAATCTTAAAGCATTCTCCACTCTCAAGGGTTTCAATTGTTGCGCCTTGAGGTGGAACTGTTATTTCAAAAATTGGGAGAGTATAGGTGTTTTCCAAGCTTGGTTTATTATGAAAAATTGAAAAACCAACATAAGTTGTTTTTTCATCCCCCTAAGAATCAATTGGCGCAAATTTAATCCAATGATTTGCTGCATTAAATCTAAATGTGGCAAAATCTTCATTGGGTTGAATATATGCCTTCATAGTCGAATCAATTGTCATTTGATTTTCATATGGAGGGGAAGTGTTAAAAATATTATCAATTGAGAAATGTTTATTCTCAAGAGTGAAATTTAAGAAGAACTATTGAAAATCTTGCCATCGCATCTAACCATAAAAGCTGCTCATTCGATAGTACCTCCTTCATATATAATATCAATAATAATTCCATTATCTTCATTTACTAATGCTAGTGTATCATCACTAAACATAATGCTTGTAATATAACCATAACCAGTAACATCTATCTCGTAGATGCCAGTTTTTCCAATTTGAATTGGATTATCACAACGATTCAAAAAAAATGTAGTCCCTGGAGAAGCTTGTAAACCCAAATGAGTAATGGAACCCTTACTGGTTTGATTAAAAATTTCACCATTGGTTAATTGTACTGCATTTAGAGTTTTCGGATAATTCTTATCAGAATTACCATAATAACGATATTGATATATCTTTTTCATCAAACCTCTCCTCTCTTAAAAGAATAGTGTCTATGCAGCTTTCGTTGTAGTTAACTACATAGTTCCGTTATGTGCTAAAGGAATTGTAAGTTTACTTACAATGTATTCTCCATCAATTTTAGTTTTTTCATCAGATACTTTAATACGAGTGTTTGGTTGTAAATAATATACTGGAATTGTTGTAATAGTTGCACTTTCTGTACAATAACCATGATTGTAAAGAAGTTCATCTAAGCGCTCTTTTGCGGATTTACCTTGCGCACTAATACTAAACATTTTATCCATTTCAAATTCTGGAATTTGAATATATTTATAACCACTCATTTTTTCGTCATCAGTAATATCTGGTGCGAAAATAACTGGTGGAGTTTCCCTAAAATAAATGGATTTTACGGTATTTTCATTAATAGCTTTCGTCCGTGCTCCAATAGCTCGTACGCTATATTGGCTTAGCTCTCCTGCGGTATCTAAAAAGTCAAACCAATAATTTAAATTGCCAGGATTCTCAAAAACATTTTTATGCCAATGTAGACGAGATTTATCATAATATGCAATTATTACATAATCATCAAAACTATTAATAACAGAAAAATAACTATCATCTTCTTTAAAGTAAAGGATATCACTAACTTTAATAGCAATTGGTTCACCGGTTTTCTCATCTAAAAGTTCATCAATTAAATTTTTTGGAACTCTAAATCTATCTAAAATATCAATAGTAATCTAACTGTCAGATAAGGGGAATTGAGTAGTAAATAAATTTACATCTAATTCTATTAATTCTTGAGCTTGATAATAATTTAAAATATCTTCATTATAAGAATCTAAGCTTTCCTATTTTTGTTCGATAAGATATTCTTTTTGAGATTTTAATGCTTTTTTATCAGTGCGAGATTGTTGCTCTGATAAAATTGATAAAACAATACTATCAATTGAACTCTGAGTTGTAGCAGTATTTAATTGATTATTCAACTCAATAATTCTATTCTCAATATCTTTAATTTCTTTATCTAATTGAGTCACTTCATTCGTTAATGCCGCAACTTCTTCTGTATAATCCGCAATTTTATTTCGTAATTCAGGATTATATAGCTAACGCCAGCAAACTTGAATATCAGTATAATATTGTTCATAGCCTGTGCGGCCAGAGGGATAGAGCGTTGGATTAGCTTCGCGCACACGAATTTCAAAATCACTTAAAGTATTATATCTAAAATAATCTTTTGCCATTTGGAACAATACTTCTCGCCAATCGGTTACATAAACATAATTCTTAGCTCTACTTATATTTGGGTGAATAGAATAAGTAATTGAAGTAGGATTATTATTTAAATTAGTTCCATATTTTAAATTATATTCATCCACTTCATTCTTATCAAAATCAGTTAAAGAAATAGTTGTATAAGCAGTTGGTTTTTCATCAATGGCATATCTTAAATGAATGGGAATCTGCGCGCCGCTAATGCCTGTGCGCTCACCCCAAATTGAAAAATCATTTCTTAAATTCAAAAGATTAGGATTATTATTAAAACCAGTGATTAATTCGCTGCCACTAAAAGTATATGCGGCTGCATCACTCCATAACAAACCTTCTGTGATTCCCTCTTCTCCATCACCACTTGGAGACCATAGAGTCTGAGTATAAGATTGTTTCTTCTGGAATATAAAACGTCCATCAACATCATAAAAATATTCAAATTCAACAAGCATATTTTTAATTTTATCAAGAACTGAAGTAATTGATTCACCTACGTTTGCAATCAAGTCTCCAGCATATGTTAATTCAGTTGTTCGATAACCTGCGGTATCTCCGTATTGAAGCTTAGTTAATTTATAACCAACTTTATCATCATCATAATATACAATAGGGTCACTTGTATGAATACCATCAATTAATTGTTCAAAATGTGTATCGGGAATATCTTTTAAATATACTCGTCTATCTACATTTCCGACATCATTTTTATTAGCATATAAATACATATCACTATCTAAAAAAGCAATATTTGTATATGTATTACTTTCAGCTTTACGATACATAACTAAAGGCATATTTTCATATCGATATTCTAAAAGCTCTAAGCCTAAAGTATCCAAATCTTTAATAATAATATTATGATAAGGCTCTCCGCCATATGCATGAACCATATTACGGATAATTTCAGGAATAGGAATTTGTCTAATAGTCCAAGTTCCTTCATTATCTTCTTCTTCAATTGTACCAAAATCTGTTTGTACTCCAATAGTACCACTTACTTCTCCATTCAAAAGACACATCTTATCTTTTCCTTGAATAGTAATAGTAAAGTTATTGGTAGTTCTAGATGTATTAAAAGATGTTATGATATAAATTCCCTGGTTAAACCAAATAATCTTGGGAAAATTATCATTTATATCATTTTGTAAACCAACTTCTAACTTAAATTTTGTATTCATTCCCCATAAATAATCTGAATAATCAAAATTCTCTGCTACAATTGATAAAGAACAAGAACGACGAACCGCAGAAGCTCCATCTAAGTTGATGGAGCCCTGGGTTACACGACCTTCAATGCTTTCAATGGGGGACTCCTCTACTGTTAATGCAGTAACTTTTGCATAGACAATTTTATTTTTTGTTTTGTCTAATTCTTTCAAAAATTCTTTATCATAAAGCATAATAAGTCTCACCATCCATTTGCAACTTATTTAGAATATATTCTAACTGATTTAAATACTAATGATAACTTTGTTCCATATTCATACGAGCGCGTTCGACATCAGCACTAAATCTACTATATCCAGCTTTTAACATACTCTTATATTGACGTTGCTGATTTTGCCAAGTATTATATCTATCAACCAATTCACTATATTGAATATTATCTTCAGCTTCATAATGAATTGTATTTAAATTATAACAAATTTCACATACAACTCCTGAGCCAATATATAAACTTTCTACTTTATCCAAATCAAAATAAAGTTCATATCGTCCAGTAGTAATAGGAGCATTACCTCCGCTACCGCCCTTTAAACTTAAATCCACAAACTCTTCTTGAGCAGGGTCAATACCATTATTGGGTTTTGCATTTAATTTAATGAGATAACTTGGCTCTGGTAATAAGATATTATTTGAAGGACGTCCACTATATTGATTCGTAGGTTCCCAAGTGCCATCACTTTCTTCGAAAACTTTATAAATATAAGTATCATCCCATTGACGAACCTCATAATCACATTTTGAAGTTTCATAATATTTATTTTCTTTTTTATAAACGAAAGTAATCTCTCTGGGTTAGCTTTTAAGTTATTAAATTTACCAAGAGTACAACGAGGAATTTCATCTTCGCCATAAACCTTTTGTAAATCTGTAGCCAAGTCTCTATATCCAATGCCATTTAAAATAGTTGGAACATAATTAATTTTAAAACTATCTATACGGTAAGAAGTTTGCGGATGACCGATAATTTGGTCTACTACTGTTTCTCTTGTAACACTTGCAATCAAAGAGAAAGCAATATCTGATGTATCATAATATCCATAAAGAATTTTACTACCAACATCTGGCGCACCTTCTTGATAAGTTACTGAAACAATTGGGTTATTTTTTAATGCTTCTCTGTCAAACAAATATTGTCCAGTAGAGTTACCAACATCAATAACTTGTGATGTACCATTTACATAAGTAATTCTCAATGCCAAATAACTCCATTGGTCTATTACTGCAAAGTAATAAGCACCACCCTCAATAATAATTTGTCTATTATGAATGTCAGCAAAAGTATTATTGCAATCAAGCATTTTAAATTTCAATTCCTAATAACTAGTATCGAGAGCATGAATAAATTTATATTTTTCCAAATTTTCATAATTACATTCCGCAATTTCATATGCAGTACATTGGAAAGTATGTAATAATCGTCCAAGCTAATCATTTGGAGTTAATGATGTATTCATTAAACGAACAATAAAATTACCTTCACTTGGAGAACGGAATAGCTTTGGTTGTCCATTTGTTAACCAATCCAACACTTCCATTTTAAATTCACGCTCTTTGCGGAAGTTGCTAGCGGTTAATGCTGTGGGAGAACCACTTAACTCTTTTTCTTGGGTCTTACGAACTTCATACTCCGTCATACCAGTTCGGCTGACCCACCAATCCGCATTATCATTACCATATGGCGGATGTGTACTGTACTGACGAGCTTTTGGATTCTCTTTGGAATACTCCATAAATAAAGCATTTTCATCGCTAATCATTGTAATTAAACCAGAAATTGGGAATTCTTTATATTCAACATTTCCGTTACGGAAAATAAAAGGATATTTACCTCCAATAGTATCCATTTTAGTTTCAAGCACAGTTGATTTAAAAGAACTAATTTTTGGATTATATCTAATTCTCAATTGGCGTTTTCCATCATAAAGAAAAGCATCTTCAAAATCTACTGGCAATCCGCTTTGAGTTGGAGACCCATCAATTTCTTGTAAATAATTCCAATTTAAGTTAGTATTTTCAATAGGGTCTTTTGCTTCTGCGTTCCAATTCTAACGGTTAATGTCATCATTGCGCTCATCAAATTCACTAGCATAATATTTACATTCTAATCGATTAGAATAAACACCTTTAGAATTATAGGCTTGTACAGCATATTTATATGAATATCCTTGTTGCACCGTAAAATCTTTCCACAGTGTCATTAAAGGATAGTTATTAATCAAAGTGAAACGATAAATTTCATTCCAGCTACCAAATCCATCTTCACTGGATGCTCTAACTAAAATAAAATTACCAGTAATTGCTTTAATATTTGCATCAATATCTTTTGGCATAATATGAACATGAATATAAGCATCATCACTATATAATGTTGCAATAAATTCTGTGTTTCTAGAAACTAAATCTAAAGTTTCAACTGCCATTATTCCATAAGCTGGAGTTTCCATCACTAAACCATTAATAGTAGTGATTTTATAACATATAGAATATTGACGCTCATTAATTAAAGTTTTATAAGATGTCCAAGTGTCAAAAGATTTTCCTCGTTCAACATCTGTGCTACTATTATGAATCATAACTCCGCTTGTGTCATGCAAAATACCAGTTTCACAATCATAAATATTAAATTCATATGAGTATACTTTTTCAGTAACATCAGTAGTTGAAAATGTACCTGTATAAACATATTGAGCAGCATTTGTTCCACTTGCTAAATCGGCAATACCTATAACAGGAATTGCAGTAAATTTTACAATAGTCACATCTGAAAAATATCCAATAGTATCATCAGAATCTATGAAAGCGATTTGAGCTTTATAAAACTATCCTGCAACAGGATTAAAAGTAGTTTTAGGAATTTCAAATTCTGCGGCAGGTGTTCCAGTAGGTTCATAATGAGTTAAAACGTTTCCTTTATAACAATCTAATAAAACTTTTCCTGTTGATACCGTTTTCAAAATCAAAGCGATATTATTTTTTGATTTTAAATCTACCCAACTTACTGCCTTATTTAATTGAAATGGAATAGTAAGTGTTACAGTTGTTTCTGATGTACTTTCATCGGGAACCAACTGCGCAGGAACTGCGGCATCCACATAAGGAGGGTATAACTTAGTAGTTGACATCATTAATCTCCTTTCTCTCTGCAATAAGTTAGGCCAGGTAAGAATTTACCTGGCCTAATATTTATTAGTCAATCATAAACATTAAAGCTTCCATTTGAGCAGTGGTTAGATTAATATCTTCGGGGAAAGAATCAATGCTTACCTTACGAATATCAACTTCCTGCTCAATATTAAACAGGTCCATCAACTCTGCGTTAGCAGCTTCAATCTTATCTTCTGGTACAATAAACTGATTGGATTCTTCATCCATAGTACCATAATTCTTAACAATCTCAATACGAGAATTATCAATATCTTGTGCTAAAGACATTAAAGTAGCTTTATTCTTCTGAATGAAAAAATTTACTTTAACGGGTAGATACTGAGTGCCATCCTGGAAGGCGTCACTCATAGCTTTAGCGATATTGTAAATTTCAAAGTTTGTCATAGTCATAACCTTTTTCTCCTTTATTTATTTTCATCAATCATAATCCATAATAATTTCATATGCTTTGGATTAAGATTGATATTATCAAACCATGAAAGAGGAATTAAAAAAAAATTAATTTCCTATTCCATTTTTAAAACTTCTTCTAATTCCTTATTAGCTTCATTTACTAATTCTGGAGGAATTTGAATAGTATCTTTTGATTCATCAATTAAACCATATTTACGAATAATACTATTTCTAGTATTTTCAATATGATGTAATGATATTTCAATTAATGATAAATTTTTATAAATATAAAACAAAATTTTTGCTGGTAATAATTCATCAAATTCTTGAAAATTTTGTTTATATAATTCATTAAAATTTAAAATTTCTAAATTTGTCATAAATCCTCCTTATGCTGGTGTAAATACAACTGCAGACTCTTGACCTTCTTCTCCATATCCATTATAAATCATTTTTACATAACCAATTCTATAACCTACATCTTCAGTAGTATTTCCACTAGCAGAGCATGAGCCATAATAAGTAGCTCCATCAATTTCGATTGAGCAACTACCGCTAACACTTACTGGTATTTTTTTTGTCCATAAAGACATATAGCGCACTGAATCATAAGTTTTCTTTTCCATTGCTTTTCCATTATGACTTAATCCATTAGAACTAAAATTCCAATCTCCTGCAGTAATGCCTCCAGTAGTGAAGTCCATACCTGCAATTGTGCCAGAAGTAATATCAACATCATAAATATTAGCACTGCCGATAGACATCCAACTTAAAACACCACCATTAGCATTCAAACGATTAAACGTAGCAGTACCACTTGCATCAATACTCCAACCATAAATACTACCGCCCTTTAAACTACCATCCCAACCAATTTGGAAATTATAATCTCCAATTTCTCCTAGCTAAATTGGATATGTATCATGTAATGAATTAATTAATAATTCTTTACCCGCATTATTGGCATTGTATGCAGTAATACGACCATCATTTAAATCAATTTCCATGCCAGTGCCATAAGTTTTATTTGCGGTTCCACCTTCTTGAAAATCAGTTAAACCTTCATACCAAATCCACTAGTCTTCTCCGATACAGTACCAATCTCCCTGCTTTTCATATACAACCACTCTTTTTCCACTTGAAGAATAACCGATAATAGAATAATCCATACCAGGACCGCTTCTAATATTCCAGCCGCCGTCCATCTTAGCTGTCCGCTAAGTGGTGACTTGAGTAGTAGTTTCTAACCAATTTGCAGAATGTAAATAAAATTCATCTGGAGAAATTTTAATTAAATCTAAATCAATTATACCATCACTGTCTGGAGTAGTTAAATGAACTACAAATTGCGGAGTCTAACTATCTAATAATAAATAAGAACCTGCAGTGGGGTCTGTGCTAGATTCACCTCGAATAATAAAATCATAAGCATCAATATAGCCACCCTACAAATCCAATCTAATACCAGAACCATAAGAACCAGTTTTAATAGAATAATCAGGTAGCCAATGTTCAACTTCAAGTACTTCAATAGCATACCACTCTACTCCATCAACTGCTCTAGTTGCCTAAATATTAACACCTGCAACATGAGAATCTTTGGTAAAACCAACTTTAATAGAATTATAATCAGAATCGCTATAAATAATTTGGTTTAAATAAGTTATACCAGTACCAATACCTTCATCATTTACCTCAATCGATTCAAAAGATAATGCTGGTATCCATTGCTCAGTGTTAATTTTATACCACATTATTCCATCAATTTTTTTACTTTCATATAAAGTAATAGAAGTATGTTCTTCAGTCGTAACATTTTCACTTTTTTTATTAAAATTTGGTGCAGTATAAATAATATGTCCTTTTTCAGCTTTACCGACCTGTATATCAAAACTCATACTATAATCTTGATTATAACACTTTGTTATAGTAATATATTCTCGAATTTTATAATTATCAGTTTGCAGGAAAAATTCATCCTTATTAATATTTACTATTGATTGATAATTACCTCTAATATCAAATAAAAAATTATTTCCATCAGTATCAATTTTCATACCTGGATAATAATATTGTTTACCATTATCATCAGTTAGCCTATCTCCAAGAGCATATCTTGAATATGTATGAGATTGAATATAAAAATCCTATTGTCCAGCATAAATTAAATTACATCCATCATTATCTTTAATAATAAAAAATGGGTCAGCATTTTTACCAGAATCAATAAATACATTTTTTGAAGCAATGCTTAAATTTGCTGCATTAATGTGTCCATTTGTTAAATCAAGTAAAAAGCCTGAACCTTGACCGCTTGCAATACCATCCTCTTTACTAAAAGCAGTATAAGTAAAATCATTAGATTTTAAATAATAACCTTTAGAAAGGTTTCTTCCATAAGGTTCAAGCCAATTCGTTTTTTGTGTACCAGTACCAATAAAACCAGTTTTTTGAATATATTCAACTTCATAAGTCTTATCAATAAAAGTTTCAGCATTTTCTTCTGTCCAAGTATTTAAATATGCTAATTTCTTAGTACGATAATCCTCAATATCTAAACAAATATTATCATAATCTTTTTGAGTAATGCTCTTTTTTATCTAAAAACGATTATAAGCATCACTTCTTAAAATTGAACATTCAGAATTTAATAATTCTTTAGCCTCATCTATATCTTCAATTTTAATAGTTGAACCAGTTTCATCAGTTAAATTAACTAAAAGAATTGTTCCATCTTTATCTCGCTGGAACTTTTCAATTGAATATTGTAAATATGGATAATCTTCAAAGTCAAATCCAGTGCCATCACCAATATTTAAAATACGTTTACCCTATTCGCTAATAATATAGAAATAAGGAGATTTAACATCTAAACGAATATGACTTTGATTTGTAACCTCAACTTCAGTTAAAGTAACATCACTAGCTTCTTCTGAATCTCCAAGAACTTTATGACCTTGAGCCTCAAACTCTTGTAAAGCTTTAGAAAGAGTACCATATCTACTCTTATAATTAAATTTTCTACCTTCAGCATCAGTTTTTAATTCACCATCATAAGTTTCTGCTAAAATATATTCATCTAATTCATTTAAAATAGCATTATATTGTTCTATGGTTAATTCATAATCTTTGTCATTAATAGAGAAACCTCTTCCAATACTAGCAGTTTTTAATGTAGTCATTGCATAGTATTTTTTCTCTTGCTCTTTAGCATAAAGCTCATCAAATAACTTTTGATATTCTTCTTGAGTTATCTCTCCGTTATCTTTAGCTTTTTTGGCAATGGCTCGACCCTCAATATACATATTTGCTTGATGAGCAGCATCATACTTAATCTTTTCAAGCAATGCTTCTTGAACATCCAAATCCATTATATCTCTATCAATAATATATTTTGTAGTTGCTACTAATGCTTGAGTATTTTCATCAACTTTATATACTTTTGCGGCAAGGATTTCCTTATAATGATTGACAACCTCATTTGCCCAATCATCATTATCATACTCTAGGCCGCCTCGCATTTCAAGCCAACCATCATCAAAGTCAAGTTTCATACCATAAGGTTTATCTTCATTTGCTGTATAAGAAGCGCTTTGAATAATACCTTCATTACCATTAAATAAAATTCTACCTCTACCAGATTTACCAATAAAACCTGTACCATCGACATTAAAACCAAAACTTTGAGCGCCATCATTAAAACCATAAATACCTAAACCAGATTTATTACCAGCATTTACGATTCCGGCACTGCCTTCGATATCTCCCATGAGTACACCTTCAAAAGTATTATCACGAGTTTTTCGACCAGCACCTACTAATGATGATAATATTGTACCATTTTTTTTGTCAATTGTCAAGCTTCCATCCCAAGAGTTCAGCATTGGAGACGGATAGCGATTTTGTAAGATAAAAATAGGTTGAACCCAAATTAAAGAATATTTAGTATCATAAGTAGCAGTTTCAAGGTCTTTTAACCAACACTCAACTGCGCACCAACAATCCATATTGCCCATGTACATATTTGATGCATTTAAACCATTTTTCTCATTTAAAGTGGGCATATAACTACGACAAATATTATAATCAGCATGGATATTTTTATCTAGTTTTACAACCTTACCATCTTTATCTTTTTTATAATAAACAATTCGCCACAGGATATCATATTTTGGCTTATCAGATTCCACACCTGCACGAATAATCTTCTTGTCTGCAAGGTTTTCATTTGTATTACAAGTAAAAATCTTATATGGGTCTTTATAATAAGAAGGATTACTTCCCATACTATCATAAACAATAGTTGTTGCACCTTCAATATAGTAATTACCAGCACTGTATGGAATTGGATAATAAGAAGTTAAAGTTGCATTTCTACTTGCTGTTTTATTAGCGTTTTCCTTATTTTCTTGTTCATCCTCTTCTGTATTTACAGTGTATTCGATAGGGCAATCAACAGTTGCTTTTAAAACACCATAAATTAAACTATTATTATCCTATGGCTAAGTTGTTAATTGAATATTCGCTCCAACGATATTATCATCGGCATCAGATAATGTAGCAAAATCATAGGAGTGTGGTCCTTCCCAACCTAACTTAAAGTTAGATGCTCCATCTTTTACTGTCGATAATAAATTTGTAGTCATAGGAATAGTATTATTTTTATAATCATATAAAACAATATTTAATGGCAAATATCCAGAAGCATAAGTTGCAATTTGAGTTGTAGAAGGAGTAATTGCCAATGTATAATCAGTACCACTGGTTCCAAGAGACGTAAATGCCAAAACAATACTTGTCTCAAATGTATATTCATCCTTTACTACCTTACAGAAAATTTCATTGCGGCTTGAGGTAGATAAATAATAATCTTTAATCTTATAAGTGAATGTTAAATCACTTGCTTTTGCAGTAACTTTTTCTCCAGATTCAACCTCTTCTGTTTCTGGGTCATCTGTAATTTGCACTGTTTCTACACCAATTGTTTTATAATAACAAGTATAACCATTTCTACTATAATCAGGTTTTTCTCCGTCTGAAATATTTAAATCAGAATAAAAACCTAAAGTTTCAGTTAAATGCTTATCATCGCAAGTTAACATAGTAGCAGTATTTGGAATATACCAATATACTTGTGTATTAGCTAAAGCTTCATCTCCTGCAAGAATACCTTCATAATGCACAGATAATTCTCGCACCTTACTTGCGTCGGCCGCATTTACCAAGAAATTACTTAAACCATAACTCTGGTAAGTATCTTGTGAATTCGTGCCGTGAGTAATAACAATAGCATCATTCTTATCTGCTGTGGTTGGGTCAACTACATCATCTAAATTAGTAAATTCTACTTCATTACTTTCATACATTTCGTGATTATAGAATAAAACAATTTTATATTTTTCATTTACTCTCTGTCCATCCATCATGCGAATTGCAGAGACATTGGTTCCTTGAACCTTATCAGAAAAATAGTATTGTCCATCTCTTAAAACAAAATCATCATAAATTGGTAATCCAAAGTTATATACTAATTCATCAGACTCATCAATACCGAAATCAGCTTTTGTCGTTAAACGTTTCCATTCAGTTGGATATAATCTATCATCACTTGTGTATCCAGGCTCATATCTATACCAATAGATTGCATAACGATTATCATAGTTAGATAAATCTTTTTTATTATAATCTAAATATACGCGGCCATTATTATAAGGTCTCATGTCTACCATAATAGCATTATTGTCATCAACAATTGCCCACATTTTATTTAAATTCTCATTAATTTGAACAATTATTTTATCAGCCTTAGTTTTATAAGTATCATAAATACCTTGATAACCACTATAATTTGCATCAATTGTAGTTTGAGCATTTGTAAAAAAGTTAGTTATCATTGGAATTAAAGAAGACTTAAAACTATTTTGAATATTTAAATATAAATCAGATTTATTCCAAGCTTGTAAATGCTCTCCCATTTTCTCTCTAAGGATAGCATCAGTTTCTTGCTCTGCAGGAAGTTTCTTTAAATTTTCCTAATGTAAATAATTATATTCTAGAAGTTCTGTATAAACACCATACATTTCTTCTCTCATTGCATCAGTAAAATCATACCAAGCAAGAATGTTATTTCTTTCCGTACCGTGGATTTGTCCTGCGGCATCCTTGGTAGGAGTTAATAGTAATGCATTTAAAGCCGTAGTGATATCTGCGATAGAGTTCGTGCGGTCGCGCATTTGACGGAGCACCGCAGTTAAATCTTTGGTAACTAAATCAAAAGTTTTAGTCATTAAAGGCTTAACTTCAGCCAAATCTGCAGATAATTTTAAACTCTTAGCATCAGAAGGAACGCCTTCTTTGCCGGCTTGTGCGGTTAAACGAGCATCTGTTTCGCTTTCTTCCATATATTTAAACTCATCATATGGAGCGACTTTTTGTATCATTACATCTTGCTATTTCTTCTAAAGAACATAGGTTTTTTGAACTCTATAATTTCTTAATTCAGCACGCTTATTGTTATATAAATCATTAACTTTTGCTATTTCTTTATTATATCTCTAATTTGCTTCATCGCCTTCGCCAAAAGCACCAGCTTCGAATTGTAATCTTAAACCCTCCAATTCTGCACTACGCTGGCTCTCAATAGCTTGCTCAAGCTCTTCATTAGAATAATTAGTATTAAGATAAGTCCGTTTAACTCGCTCATAATTATCAATATCTGATTTACGAGCTATGAACTCATTAAAACCAATTTCTTCATTGTCATATTGAATTTGTAATTGGAGTTTTAAATTACTAACCTCATTTGCTAAAATGATTAAAGCATCGTCAATAGTGATTTTTAAATCATCAAAAGAAATTTCATATCCATCATCATCTAATACAGAGACTAGGATAACATTATCCTTATCATCCTTAGCAAATTCTAAAATAGCTCGTTTCTTTTCATCAAGAACATCTTGAGTTACTTTATTCTAATTTTTATCAAGCTTATTGGTATAAACAACATTTCCATCCTTATATTCAAAATCAACAATGCCATCGCTGTATCCCAAATATTGATTGTTTTCATCTTTGTTATACCACAAAAATCCTAATCCTTTTTCATTATCTGCTTTAGTAACAATTAATCTATAAGTAGAAGAATTGGTTGTAAAAGCTTGAATTGTATTATCTTGAACAATAGTCAAATCGCTACCAAATCCAATTTTAATATCTCTCAATAAAATATTTTCTCTTGGAATTTTTTTATAATCAATATTAACTGTTTGTCTTTGATTTGAATCATAATAAGAAAAATCTCCTCGTTGATAAAACCATAAACTTAATTTTTCAACGGCACCAAGCTGACTTAAATCATATTTTCTACTCTGGGGAGAATATAGTGTAAAAGCATATGGATTACCAAACATTTCAGAACTATCCATATACACAGAGCGAACAATATATTTTTCACTACTTGGATTTAATTTTACATATACATCTAGGCGCAATCCAAAAGAGCCTGAACGCATATCATAGTTATCTAATAAAGTTTTAAAATTAGCAGATAAACTAATAGTATTATAAATGCCACTGGCTTGTAAATCTTTATAAGATTGGTCTAAAGCCAAATCCGCACTCCAAATCGGAATTTCTGATACTGTACCATTTGAAATTAAACCATATTGAGCATTAGCTTTGGCTTCACTAATCATATTTCCAGTAACATCAATAACCGTATCTAGAGGAGAAACATAAGTAATGGGAGTAATAGCATCATCTACTACATATTTACCTACGATAAATTTCTTTTGAGTATAATCTCCATTTAAAATAGAAACTCTGACACTCTCACCTTTTTTATATTCTTCTGACTCACTAAATGCTTCATATCTAGTTTCACCATTGTTTGGAGAAACCCAATAGTGACCATTTTTAGCATCTCTATCATCAGTAATAATACAAACATCGGTTTTATCATAATTCATATTTTGCAAGCGCTAATCTAAAATAATATCTAGTGCTTGAAATAGATTATCAACTTCAATTGCCATAAATACTCAAACTCTCCTTTCTCTCCTTAATCTATTATACTATAAAATTTGTGAAAAGTCAATTTTTTTAATTAGACCAAATAAAGAAAAGGGTAGGTTATATTTCTATAACCTACCCAAAAATTTATTTACGATTAGCATATTGAGATGCTCTATTGATAAGAGTATTAAATGCTTCTTCGATTTCGTTTCTATCTTGTACTCCTGGGAAACTAGCTTCAATATGTACTTGTTGTTCAAGGACATCTCCACCGCCCATATTTCCAAGAGACGGACTAGATAAAGCTCCACCAAGCTGAGAATTCATACTATACAAATCAATAGCAGAAACAATCTTATCAAGAATATCCATTGCTTGCAAGAAGTTTTCAGTATCATTTGCATTTAGCACCAATTCTTTTTGGTGTAACATTGCTAACTTACCATAAGAACCTTCCCAGTCTCCAGTGTAGCCACCAGTAGCAAAGCCCTCTAGGTCAGTTTTCTTAATCCAACCTGTAATGCCAGAAGCACTATAGTTAGGACCTGAAGGGTCTCCAATAAGAACTTTTTCTCCATTAATTTTCTTAACTTTGAAATTGTTGCCCTTAACTGGATTCCAAATACCTTCTCCAGTAGCCCATCTGCTTGCGCTCTTCTTAACGGTAACTGTAGAACCAACCTTTAATTCAGGAACAGTGGCCTCCTCAGGTTCAGGCTCTGGTTCAGGAACTGGTTCTTCTGGCTCGGGTTCAGGGTCTGGAGTAATCGCAGGAGTAACTTCAGGAGTATTTTCATTGGTATAATCTTCATTAATTACACCCATCATTTCTTCATACTTCTTAATAACTTCATCAATTTGATTTTGAATGCCAATATAAGCTTCACTTAACTTACCCGCAGCTTCAACTTCAGACATCATTGCACCAACAACGCCGCTCTCGCCATCTTCACCAATTAGAGTATTTTTCAAATTCTCACTCTTGGTATTGATTTCTTCAACCTTTTTACTTACGTCATCAAGACCAGATTCCTCAAGAACGGTTCCACAAACTTCAGCCCAGGTCTTCATGCTTTCAGCAGCTCCGGCAAAGTAATCATCAGTTGCGACTTTCCAATCTTCAGTCTTATACATCATATCACTAAAGTCAGTACTCCAAGCATCTTTGATAACATTACTATCAGTAGTTAATGCTACTTGATATAAGCTTGAATATTGCTTTAATTTCTCATAATAATAATCCTGAATTTCAGCCTTGCGTCTTTGATATTCTTCTTCAGACTCAATTTCACCATTCATCCACATTTCTGTTAATTCAGTAATAGCATCTTGAGCTTCTTGCATGGTTTCAGCATACTTTTGACTATAATCATTAGCACCTTCTAATCCAAGATTATAAAGAGCATTTTGCTTATCTGCCAATTCTTGTTCGGCCTCACCGACCGCAGACTGGTCCGCAGTATAAACATAACCAAAATTGCCTTCACTATCGCGCTGTAAGCGAACAGTAGATTTAGCACTTTGAGCTTCCTCTAATGCAATTTCAGCCAAAAGTAAATCATACTTGGCCTACTGGATATCTAACTCATATTGACTTAACTCAGTTTGATTTTGCATCTATTCTGTTTCATTAATGAAATTAGCCAACTTTCGCTTTGCTACAGAGTTAGTAGTTTTATCAATTTCTTGTTGAGCTTGACGCATCAATTTATTAGTTTCATAAATTTGATTTGTAGTTGTTAGATATTCTTCTTGTAGACTACTGCGGCGCTCCATAGAAGTTAATAACTCATCAAATGAAGTTCCGCCCGTTAAAGACTCTTCCATGGTCTTAGCTAATCCAGCTAATTCATTTTCAATAACTGCCTTCATTGCTTCAGCCCACTCTTCAGTCTTACTTAACATATTTTCTTGAGCTTCATTAGCTGCCTCTTGGGCCGCAATCCAATTCTTTTTATAAGTTTCATACTCATTAGAACCTTCAATTGCTGTTGCCATTTTAGCAGCCCAATCTTCAGCTTCGGCATTAGACTTTTCATAAAGTTTTTGTTGGACTTGCATTTCATTGCGAAGATTTGCGGCTTTGGATTGTAAAACTTTACCCTTGGTTGCATAATCTTCTTGCTTACCAACTAATTCAAGAATATTAGAATAATGGTCGAGAACAGAATTTAACTCTTCCATTTCATCTGTATACAAAGAAATTTCTTCAAGAGCCATATCCATTACTTCACCATAATACTCTTGCATAGCTTTCTTTTGTTCTTCTAATGCCTATAAGTTTTCAATGGTTGCACTTTGAGCTTCACGCAAACCTTCCTTATATGCATCCATAGAAATTTCACCAGCATAATAAGCCCTAGTTAATTCATTAACATATTCTTCTTGATGCTTTAAATTATCAGTATAAATATCGGCTTGTCCAGCTAAATATCCAAAAGCTTCTGCAGTTTTATAAATATTACCTTCAGCTTTGCCCATATAATATTCTAATAATTCAAGTTCAGAATCATTAATTTCAATTTCATATTCAAGTTTATAATTTAATTGTTCATAATTGTTATCTTGCCATTCGTAAATTTTATCTTGAATATCATTGTCTAAATCTTCAATTAATTCACGAGTTTCATCATATTGGTCAATTGCTTCTTTTACTTTATCAATACGCTCTTGAATTTTATCAATTTTTTCTTGTTCATCTTCATCAGCATTACCATCAGCATTGGCCGCTTCTATAGCAGCATCAATTTCATTATATAAATCAGTTAAAACTTCATCATATCTAGTGAAATTGCCTTCTGCGTCAAAATCTGCGTCTGTAATTGTAACTCCTGCTTCTGCACTAATAGTATCTTTCAAAGCTTTTTTATCAATATCAAGATTATCTTGTGCTTCTTTTCGTTTTTTCTTTAATGCATCAATTTCTTCTTCTAAAGCATCATTAACTTTTTTCATTTGCTTTAAACGTGCAGGACCCCATAGACGGTCAGCAGCCTTAGAAGCATCATCCATTTTATCTGCAATGTCATCAAGTTTATCGTCAATTTCTTTATATCGGTCAACAACATCAGTTTTCTTTACTTTGTCGGCTTTCTTTGGCTTGGAGCCGCCACCGCCTCCTCCGCCACCGCCTTTATTGGCTTTAGCATCAGCGACACCACCACCGCCGCCTTTATATTTAGAACTACCGATTTTTGGAACATATACATATTGTTCACCACTAATATCCATGTCAGATGTAATTGGCACATATTCAATGCTTCCATCAACACCTGCAACTTGAATATAACCCTATTGGCTTTGACGGGCAAAAGAACTAACTGCTACTTGTTCATATTCAATAATTGGTTCATAACCAATACCTGATAAAATGTCATTCATTTGTTCTACAGTTACTGCGCCAGAATCCAATAATCCCTATAAACCAGCTGCAAATCCAGTGGAATCTAAAGTTGCTCCAACTTCAATATCATCCAAATTAACATTGGCTAAAAAATTATTAACTTCTGTCATAACTTGACCCTAAGCAGATTCATCAAGTACAACCTTCATAACAATTTCTTCTGTTATTTTTGCTCTTAAAGCTTCATAAGCTCCATCAACTTCATTATAAACGTCTTGAATTAAATTCCAATTATCTTGAGCAAAATTATCTGGTAATAAAGCAAATTCTTCATCAGATAAGTCCATCATATCTTGTAACATAGAATTTACTTTTGGCATAACTTTATTAATATCTTTTAAACTAGCTTCATTATCTGATAAAACTTTGTCCCAATCTTCATAACTTTCAACCAACTCAGTGCATCCTTTTTCCATCCGATACTGAGCTAAAGCAAATTTTTGAGCTTCTTGTCGATTTTCTTCTAAGAATTTACCAGATTCAATTAATGCATCAACATAATTATTAAGTTCTTCAGTGTCGAAACCCTCAGCTTCAACTTCTTTTTCAAAAGCACCCTAGGCAGCTTTATCATATGCTTCTACAGAAATCTTACCATCTTGCAACATCTAATCTAATTCATCTAAAGATGTAGCCGTAGATGCAATAGCCTCTTTACTTTGTTCAATTTCTGTATTATTAGCATCCAGCTATTGTGTTAAATATTCTTCTGCAGCTGCTGCTCCGCCAAGAGACGTTGTTTGTTCATTCACAGCAGTTGTCAATGCTTTAACATCTAAAGTGCCAGCCTACATATCATCACGCCATTGTTGAACTTGAGCGGGGTCATAGCCAGTCTACTCTAAGAAATTTAATTGAGCATTAGCTACATCAGTATTCTAAACAAATTGTCCATTTCCAGTGTAAACATGACCACCCATTGTAGTACTATCCATCTTACCCAAAGAGCTAATATCATGATTTAATACATTTTCAATTTCTGCATTATCTTCAGTTTTTGCAGTAATTGTATTTTCAAAACCTTCCAACTACTATTCATTAACAGCAGCATAGAAAGCTTCTGCATCACCAATTAATTTATAAGTACCATCAGCCATTCGCATGAAATAATCTTCCATACCTGGACCCAATTCTTTAAATTGCTCAGCTGTAATAGTATCACCAGATTTTAATGAATCAACAATCTCAGATAATGTTTTATATTTATTTGCAGCATTTTCGAAGCCCATAGCTCCTTCGTTCATTACATTAATTAAATTATTTAATTCATCAGCAGTATAATGAGTAGCAACACCCGCGGCATCCAATGCGTCTTGTAAAGTCTCTGGGGTAGCAGTGCTCCAGTCTATAGTTCCAAGAGCATTTGCAAATTCGTCAGAATATTCACCAGCATCAGTAAACATCTTAGCCAATACATCCATACCAGCCTATCCACTAGTTGCATATGCAGTTTCAAAAGCATTTGCTAAATTTTCTGACTGTCCAAGAGTTAGATTATCTAACTCTCCATTATCAAACATGGTTTGCATCTAATCAGAAACGGAGTCAACATAATTTCCCATTAAAGATTGCCATTCACCAGCAAAGCTCTCTGTAGCAGAAGCAAATGATTCTCCAAAAGCTGCCGCACTTTCAAAGCCCATCGCTTGAGCTTCTTCATCAGTAACCATAGCAGCAACTTCATCTGCACTCATACCCTACTAACCAATAGTTAATTTTTCTGTATCTCCAGTAATAGCAGTACTAATAACACCTTTATTTTCATCAGCTCGTGCCATTACTTGATTCATAGTATCTACAAGATTTAATGCATTTTCTTCCATACCCTCTTGCGCGTACATTTCACGCATTTGAGCTTCTACTTGCTCTGGAGTTAACTCAATTGGATTTCCGTCAGCATCCAAGAACTCTTGCTTACCATCTAACCAAGTACCTATACCATTATTGGTATAGCCCATCATTTCAGCATAAGCATCATACATTTGGTCTTGAGTCATTCCGTCAAGCTTATCTTGAGCTTCTGATTCCTCAGTCCCTTGAGTATTTAATGCAGCTTCTAATAACTCATCTTGATATTCACTGTCCTAAAATGCAGTTTCATCACTCAAATTTTGCGCCAACTATGCTTTTGTAGCAGCTTCATTGGCCGCTGCGTTTGCTAAAATTGCTGCATTTGCTTCAGATAGGGCCGCGGAATTTTCCATTAATGCATTTATAAAATCTTGCTAATAAGTTGTTAATGCATCTGGGTCCCATCCCATTGTTGCTGCAATATTTTTTTCACCTTCAGCGAAATAAGCATCAGAACCACCTTCTGCATTTCTGGCCGCAGCTAATACAGTTTCAATATTAGTATCAGAGATTAAATAATTCTAATAATCAGACCCATAATACATGGAATCCTTATTAGCTTCTTTTCGAATATTAGAAATAGTAACATCGTCTTCTTTTTCATTCTCATATTTCTAAGCGCCTGTTAATGCACTAGAAGTTTTTTCAACTCTTTCACGATGTTCATCTTTCTTTGTCTAAAGAGCATTTTCATCAATTTGAATTAAACCATTTTCATCCACATGGAACTAATCACTTGTTAATTCATAAGTATCAATTAATTCTCTTGCCGCAGCATTAGCCTCCATGAGAGCTTCCGTATATTCCTCGGTACCCTTAGCTAATCCTTCTAACGATTCTTTTGCACTATCATATCTATTGATAGTAGCTAACAATTCTTCATAAGCACTTTTTGCATTTTGTGCCGCTTGTGCAGTTTTTTCAGTGGCTTCTTGTGCACTCTTCAGCTATCCTTCTGGAGAATTTGCTGCTATCGCAGAACCTAAAGCAATAAAAATTGCAATCAATGCTGTTACTGCTAAAATAATCCAACCAATTGAACCTAACGCAGCGGTCATACCCGCACTCGCAGTTGCACCTGCTGTTGCTGCAGTAGTACCAAACATTGTCATTAAAGTTGATGCAACTGGTAAAATACCGATTACAACACTGATTACTGCACTAATTTTATCCCAAGCTGTTGCATCAGGATTATTAAAAACATCAATAGCTCCCTATACTGAACTGATTGCAGAGCCTAGTCCCATAATTAAATCAGTAGTATTAGTAATCTAATCGGCCCAATCTGTTAAACCGCTCTTATTAAAAGATTCATTTAAACCTTCTTCACTACCGCCAACATTTAAATTAGCGTTTTCGCTATCCATTTGTTTCTAAGCAGCTTGCTTAGAACGAAGATAATCTTCTCCTCCACGAGTTTTTGCATCTGCGCTTGTTTCTCCACCATAAGGCGTTCCTGCTGCATCCACTGTCAACATTTGAGCCTAATCTTCAAGAACTGAAGTAATACCGCCTTCCTCTTCACTAGATAGCTATCCTAAAATTTCTTCAAGACGTTCAGCACTAGCAGTAGTACTATTTAATTCTTGTGTCATATTTTCTAAATCTGCAATTCTACCATCTAATACACTATCAGATTTACCCAAAGCAGCTAATGCAGCCTATAATTCTTTAGCTTCAGCAGCTGTCGCAGCAAGCTTTTGTTTTAATGTATCCTATACTTTACCTAATCCAGTATCGGCAGTTTTATAAACTTCATTACCATTATCGTCTTTAGTTTTTACTGAAAGTTTAGAAGCAGTTTCTCTTAAATCTTTGGCACGGACTTCCGTCATAGCACCTTTATCCACTGCTTTTCCAATATTTTCAATTTTTTCGCTAGCCTATCTTTCAGCATCTCTCATTGCTTCATCTAGCTCAGACTTCATAGCTTCACCATATGCCTAAGCAGCTTCTTCTCCAGCAGCTTTAACTTTATCAAAAATAGCTTTCGCCATTTCATCTCTACTGTCGGCCGCCTCTCTTAATCCAGCTAAAAATTCTCCTCGAACAGCATCAGCTGTTACTGTTTCACCAGAATCTACTACCCTCTACCGAGCCTAAGCATATTGCTAATTAATATAATCTCCCTACTCACCAAATCGATGATGTTTTGTCTTTCTGTGATTTGCTCCATAATCTATTACATCGTCAAAGGCTTGAGATATTGCGTCATTTCGTTTTTGATTTTCTTCACCCTAATGTTTCTTCTAAAAATCTTCCTTGGCCTTATCTCTAGCCTCAATTTTCTCATAGGCTTTTGCTAAATCTCGAGCGTCTTCAACTTCTTCCCTTGCTGCATCCGCTGCTTTACCAGCAGCAATTGCTCTCTTATCCATTGCTCGTACTAAATCCATTTGAACTTGAAGCTATTTAAGCTCTTCTTCAGTTACGCGACCAGCAGCTGCACGTAGCTATTCTTGCATACGAATTTCTCTATCAAGAGAAGCATTTTCTGCATCGCCTTCACGACCACGCATATTAGATTTTAAGTTACGAATACCCTCAAGAGCATCTTCTTTAGTCTTTTCATGTTCTTTTTTACCCGCTGGAGTAAATTGCTTAATACTATAAGCAGCATTTCTTAAACCCTAAGCAATTTCTTTATGGAAAACTTTTGTGGCAATAGCTCCAATAGTTGCTAGAACGCCACCTAAACCTCCAAAAGCATCAACTAAACTACCTACTCCATCAATAACATGGCTTAAACCATCTAAAAAACCAATGAAAAAATCGTCATCTAAAATTTTAGTATATAAATTTTCTGCTGCTGCTGTTACTCTGTCTCGAGCAGCCTCCCAGCTTTCAGCATAAATCTCAGCTTGTTTATTAAGTTCTCCATCCGCTGCGCCAGCAGTTGCAAGATTTTCTTCCATAAAATCCCAATTATCCATCAAAGTAACCATTTGGTTATATTGACGAACACCAGCAACAGTTTGAGCCAATGCCAACTATTGGTCTTTATTTAAAGTTACCCATTTTGCGGCCATTTCTTCAAGAATACTATCCATATTCTTCAATTCGCCAGTTTGGTCAAAAATACTAATACCGACTTTTTGCAAAGCTTCAGAGTATTTATTTAAAGTAGTACCATCTTCAAGGGTGTCTCCTTGCTTTAAACCTTGAATACGTGCAAAGATTGTTTTTAATGCTGTACCAACAACTTCTTCACTTTCACGAGATGTTGCAGTAATTGTTGCCAAAGCAGATGCAGCATATTCATAACTCAAACCAATAGTATCTGCAATACCGGCAAATTTCTCTAATCCACCAGCAATTTCATCAGTGCTAGACGCAGTTGCAGCACCTAATTTTGTTAATACATCGGCATAATGTTCATAAGCAACATCGCCTTCTTTGTTAAAATTATTCCAAATAGCAGTTAATTGATTAGAAACAACATCTGCGCTTTGTCCAGTTACATTTGCCATTTTTGCAGTAACAGCAGCTTTTTGCATAGCTTCAGATTGAGTATCACCCTATTGGAAATAGATTAAAGAAGCTTTAGCATATTCATTAGTTGTTGTACTTAATGCCCGCGCTGCCTTATTTGCCTTAGCTGCAAATGCATCCATTTCAGCAACACTAGCACCAGTAACAATGCGAATATCATTTAAAGATTTATTTAAATCTTGAGCATATCCATAAGCAGACTATACGGTTCCCATAAAACCATGTAAAATACTAGAAGATAACTGCCATCTTGCAGTATTTGCTAATGTAGTACCAAGCTCTCTAACCCTTTGACTGCATCTAATTAAAGGAGCTTCTGCCTATAAAACAGACTAAGCTAAATTCGTAAATGCTTGACGACCGGCCGGACCAAGAGCATTTAATTGATTAGCATATTGCTGAAGAGAAACTCCGCCTTTTTTTAAGGAATCAGAAAATTGACCTAAATCTAATTTTCCTGTTTTTAAATTTGTAGCCGCTTCTAGTTTAGCCTATAACTCTCCTGCTGCGGTCATAGCTCTTTGAATTTCAGGTGTAATTTGTGAAATTCCACTATTTTTCAATGCAGAACCAGTAGCCAATCCATTAAGCTCTTTTTGCAAATTTTTAATTGCGGCAATAGCCTCATTCGTATTCGCAGTAAAAGCTAAACTAACATTAAGATTTTTTGCCATACAAATTTTTATCTCCTTTCTCTCCTAATTTTTTATTTTGCAAAATAAAAAATCGGGGATGAGAATAATCAAATTCTCATCCCCGACTATTCCTATTAAAATTTAAAAATCTAAATAATAAGAATAATTTAATTAGCCCAATTTAGTTAGGACTTCACGCAATAAAGCCATATTCTCTGGGTCCCCAATCTTCTTTTGGATTTCAGTAGCATCAAAATTTAAATTATCATAATCAGCTTTTAATGTATCTAAAATTCCCATTACAGAATTATTATATTGATAAATATTATTAATAGTAGACCAAACATTTTCTTGAATTTCTTGCCAATCTTTTTCACGAATAACATCAACAATATCTGTAAAAATACCAGTGCTTACTAAAATATCATATAATTTAAATGGGTCTTCTTTCATTTTTTCAGTGAAACTTAAATTAGTATAAGCATAAGTAATTTCTAATACCATATTAAATTTTACTCTCATTGGATTGTAAAATCCATTATCATCAATAGACTTATTAATAATGTTTGATACTAATTCAAGCTTTTCCTTAAAAGGTAAATAATGTTTTACTTCATAATAAACTTCTTCTCCTGCTAAATTATAATAAAAGACACTTGTTGCCCCTCCGTCTACTTTAGCTTGAAGTTTTGAAAATGGTACTTTAGCCATAGCTAAACTCCTCCTTTATCTCATTTTACAATTATATTATACCAGAAAATTTCTGATTTGTCAAATTTTATACATTAAACTTTATATTGATTGGAGCTAAATTTAAGTTTTTACGCACAGTATTATAAGCTTCAGTCTCCATAAAAGATTCGCTTTTAGCAACATCATTGCTACTAGTAGTTTTTAAAGACTTATACATTATATTAGCTAAAGACTTAGGTTTTAATCTTGGATTTTCATGCATTCTTTCCATTCTTTTAATAAGTCTATTAATTAAACTCTCAAGTCTTGTTAATGCTAATTCAAAGTTTTTACCTGAATCTGCTAATGTTGATTTAATCTAAATATTATAAATTACGGCTCCAGACTCATCAATAACAACAACGTCTCCTCCTGTCAACCAACTAGCTGAGTTTAATGATGCTAATAACCAAGGCTATACTACTTGTGGAGAACTAAAAATCCCTGAAAATCCACCGTGGTCATCTATTTTTAAATTTACAAGCTAATTACTATTAACAGCACTAGCAGACATTAAACCAAATAATTGTTTATTGTATTGAGCCACATGATTCATAAAAGCATCTAACTATTTACCTTCGGCATTGCCCTAAGAAGCAAAAATAATTTCTCCATAACTACGTCCAGTAAAAGATTCATGTCTAGACTAATACAAAGGAGATTTTGAAGAAATTGTTTTATGTAATAATTGAGCATCTGTATTATTCATTTTATAGCCAGAAAGTTGATTACACATATCACTATAATGTCGTCTAAAAAAATTCTAAATCTCTTGAGCGGCCGCATATGCAGCTAAATCTTTATCCAAAGAACCAACTGCCGTATTTAATTGAGTTTTAGTAACATTAATACCACCCTCAGTCATTACACTTGCTTCTTCTATATTCTAGGACCAAGTCAATTCTTTTTCTCCAAATTTAGTAATAGCAATTAAGGTAACAGCATTATTACCAAAATATTTTTTTTGAATCTATTCCCATCTTTCATATATCTTTTTTGCACTATAAGATGACTGACGTCTCATAGCATTTTTCCATACTCCTGGATGAGACTGACTCTCTCTTAATTCCATAGTATACATTTGAGATATTTCATCTTTTAATATTACTAAATCGTGATAAAATTCTTGATTTTTTTCATTATACCATTCTTCAAATATTTGAATAAAAGTATCTTTATCCAATAAATGTCCACCAAAAATAATACCTTCAGCCATTCTATTCCTCCTTTTACTACAAATGACAAAAAGGGGAGAGATTAATTTCTTAATCTCTCCCCTTAAATTTATTTAATTGTCAATTATTCCTCAGTTGCAAAACCTGCAAAGGGACGAGTACCAGCTACCATGCCATTGAAGTCAATAGTATCAGTAGAATGAGTGCTTACACGGTCGATAGCGCTATCGGTATCAGCAGATTCAATAATCTGAATAGCTGCCAGAACCTTCTTAGTGCGGTCGAAACGAGTATAATCTGGGAATGCATCCATAGTGAAAGTGAAAGTGGATGGGTCGCCAGAAGATGCCATAGTGAAAGTAAAGTTAGACTGAATCTTGCAGTTAGGAATTACGAACTCTGCAGGCATATCAACACCCTCAGTATTACGGAACAGAGTAGAAGCCTCTAGGTAATAGTTACCACCGAACTTGTCGGGAGTGATATCAATCTGCTGTGCCATAGACTTACGAGCAACATAGTAGTCAACCAATACAACACAACCAGCATAGAAAGGACTCAAATCGTTAGCACGAGCCTGCTGATTAACCTCACTACGAGCTTCATCAGTCCAAGTTTCAGTTAACTTAATTACATTGCCTTCAACAGAACTAGGAATGAAAGGCTCAGTAACGATTTCACCATTCTGCATTAACATAACATAAATGAAATCTTCACCATAGCCACTCTTACCCAACTCAGGTACATAAGGAGCTTCCTGTAGAGTAATAGTTACTTCACCATCGCCAACAACAACAGCATCAGTCTGCTCAGTAGTATGAACCATAATGGGCTTAGCATCACTAGCCTCAATCAAACCTGCGCCAGATAGAATCATGAAGCCAGCGGGAGAGATTAGAGCATCTTCCATAGTGAAAGTAATGGTACGCTCACCTTCCCAAGCCATCAAACGAGAGTTACCACGGCCGCCCTGTGCATAAACGGTAGTAGCAGCACCCTCCATGCTAGAAGTCTTCAGAGTATCAAAATAGATAACAGGTTCGTTCTTATAGAAAATCTTGTTACCAACCTTCTGGTTAGCCTTTGCCTTTAAGACAACATCACAAATTTCGCGAACGCCAAATTTCATGGTTTGTATCCTCCTTAAAATTTTAGTTAGTGAATATTTTTCATCCAATTGTCAGGTTGATTGTCGGGTTTGCCTCCAGCCAAACGACAACGGACGTCCATATCCCAATTAATATATAGCATATATCTTTCAACTAAGTCATATAATTGGAACATGGTTAAATCCATTAGCTCCTACATAGGAATATGTAATCCCACTGTAAGTATTGAAAGATACTGGCTAAATATACTGATATTACTTTGACCCTTTTCAGCAGCAACCTTAGCTCGTCCTCGCATAAGTTTTTCTGCTATCTCTCGAGCTTTAGCATTTGCTGGATTAAAACTCTACTAATCCATAGGGCCAGTTTTCAGACAACAGATATTTGTCAACGCTGCTTGTAATGACTCAAAATTCTTTTCATCAATTTGAATTGTCATTCCATCTCCACTAAGTAGCACAGAGCGTGGAGTCATCATTACTTTATATTTTGGAAATATTAAAGTAAAGACTTGCTGCACCGCAAACTTTTTATCTGCCGCTTCTTTTTCTGACATTATCGTCATAAATATTTGAAAATTATTTGTATCTCTTAAAAGAGATTCGTCCTTGATAAACATGGATTTATTTAAGCACAAACACTAAATACCTGTAAAAAAATCTGCTTCCCCTATAAATGCAATCTCTTTGATGCGAGGTTGATGAATAACTAACTAACATTCAGGAACGGGATAATCCGTTCCGCACATTAAAGATAATCGAGTATCCATCAATTATTAAACATTGCATCAAAGTTTTTGATGAAGTCTTCTTCATCATTAGGATTAGGCATTTTCTTTTTATCCTCTTCTCCATGGATAGCTTGATACATTAAACACAATCCACCAAATTCATCCGTAAGAATCATTTGATTTGCGCCTAAAAATTCCAACTCACCAATTCCAGTTAAATGTTTTCCATTGAACATAGAATCAATCTCTGCCGCAATCTTATAAGGACGCAACTCAAAGTCTTTCATTTTCCATTGGTCAAAATGACAAATAATGTCAAACTCAATAATATTATCTCTAAACTCGGGATTCTTACGATTACCAGTAAAATTATCAAAACTAACAATAATATAATTCAATACTGAACCATCAACAGTTAGCTTAGGTACAATCTTAATCTATTCACCAAATAAACCAAGAGTTTCATCCTCGGTTAAATTAGGCTTATTCATACAATCACGAGTTGTGTAGTATAACATTTTTTTCAGACGCTCATTTTTCATAATCATCTGAACAATCAAATTCATATCTTTTTCAGTAGACAAAAAACTTGATTTAGGATAAGAATAAACTTCTCTTTTCATATCTATATCTCCTTTATCACTTAATTATTAAAATAAAGACTCAACAACAATTGTTTTACTATAATCTCCATATAGTAATTCAAATTGTCCACTATAAGAACTAACCCATCGAACAGATACTCGTCTTGGGTCAGTTGGGTCAGGAATTAATTCAACAGGATATTTCTTGTCGACATACCATTCATCAGCTTTTGTACCATTAAATTCATAATCATACAATTTCTTAACCTTAATAAATGTTTCTCCAATAATATCCATTTCATCAACAGTTCCTTCATTTGGGTCTTTAATTGGTTCAATTAAACCACCAACGATACCAGCATCTACATCATCCTCAGTTTCATTAGCATAATACTCTACTGCGATAACTTCCAAGATTCCAGGAGTCGAAATCCAATCAGAAGCTTCAACACGCCAACAAGTATCATCGCCTTGAAGATAAAACTTACTATATCGTTTAAAATAATTCATTGTGTATTCATTTTTTGGCATTAAAATACTCAATGAGTGATTAGGAGTGTCAACACTAATTCCATGTTTTTGAATGAAGTTAATTTTAGTTTCCACTGGACCGCGCACGGCCGCATATGTGGTATGAATACCATCTTCATCCTCCCAAGCAATCTAATAAGAGCACTTGCGAATATCACCACGGAAATAAGCTAATTCAGTTAAATCTTGTAAATAAACTAACCAGTGAGTTTTTGTACCTAACCACTCAAACACATCGCCGCATTTGAAATTATATTCAAAACCCACAGAAATGATTTTATCATCATAGTCTTGTTTTAGTTTATTTGGATTAATAAGTGCGCGAACTGGCTTGCGGTTCTCCGCATCCACTCGCACGACCTCAGCAGCCTGATAAGAATTCCAAACTGCATGGTCTAAAGAACGACGCTTGTCTTTAATCATACGTTCTTGCTGTCTGTTACCGCCCGCCTGACGAAAACGAGTAGCTTGTTCCCAAATACCAGTAATTTTGGGGTCTAGTTGCGTCAATACGATACCAGCCTCATCAATTTTATCTTGTGACAACAAATTCTCAATCTTTTGGATTGTTACAGTATCTAAATCAATGTTCATATTTTTAATTACTTTCATCAATTCTTCTACACGATTTTGCTATTCAAGTTGTTCGGCAGTAGAACCAGCTGGGTCAAACGGTCTTTTATCGTAAACTCCTAATCGACCTTTCATTAATCTAAAAGGGACACGGCTACTTAAATCATAACCTGATGCCATGGCTTAACTCCTACAAAAGACTAATGCTTTCAAACACAGTCTTGCGGTATAGTTCAAAATTCGTCTCTTGAGCTTTCAGTCCCTCTAATTTACATAGCAGCTGTAAAAATTGCGGGTTCATGAATACTTCATTCATGCCCGCAATTTCTAAAATAACTGTATCTAATTGTTTAGGCCAATCTTCTTCATGCTCGCGCATTGGAATTAATTTCCAAAGTTGGTTGGTTAAACGACGAACATTTACATCAATGCTTCTATCATCAAAATCAAATCCATATTTAGTCAAGAGCACTAACCTCCATTAAGCTAGACCAGTTGCTCTTATAACCGCCTTCCGCAGGTTTTCTGCGTTTATATAAGCGTTGCATATGGAACGAATCTCTGCGAGCCTCAGTCAATAAAGACAATAGCTTAGATAAGTGGTTCGCTTGAGAAGTCATTTTAAAATCAGAGCCACTATATTTCATTCGAGTATTTTCGATAGAAGCAACCTGGCGCTGAACCCAACCTTGCTTCATTAAAAGCGCCAGGATGTTGATTTCTTCTTGAGTAAGCTCAACATTAAATCGAGACTTATCAACTAAAACATTTGGAGTCTACAATGTGTCACTTGGTAACTCTCCCCAAACAGTTCCCAATACAAAATCATCGGGAGTTAATTCATCCGCTCCCATAGTTCTAACTTCAATCGTATAATTGTATAAATCTTGACGAGGAAATTCAAAACCAGGAATTGCATTAATTAAAAGATTTTGCAAATCTTTTAAAGTATCTTCGGGAGTTAATTCCAAGTATAAATCATCGGTAACTTGTCCAAGAAAGCGATTATAAACAGCCGAAAATTGTGTCTCAGCCATATAATTGCCTCCTTATTTATTATTCAGCAGATTCAGCAGGAGCCTCAACTGCAGGTTTAGTAACAATATTATATTTAGGTGCGGCCGCAGGAGCAGTTACAGTAGGTGCTGTACGACGTCCGGCAGGAGCTGCAGCAGGCTGTACTCTACGCTCGCCACCATTATTAGTTTTCAAGATTGTCTTCTGGTCATCTTCTTTATCTTCCTCATTGTGCTTCAATGCGGCTTCCACATCAAAACCAGTCTTTTCCTTCAAAGCCTTACGCTTTGGGATATCAACCATAGGAATAGAAATACTCAACTTCTTAATTAAATCAATAACTCCAATGGGAGCAAAGTCAAGTGCATCCAAGAAAGCATCCAAGGAACCACTAGTAATCAACTTGGCAACATCAGCTTCACTCATATGATATTCAGGTTCAGTCTTAATACGAGCAGCTTGAATTCCTTCAAGGTCCAAAATCTGCAAGAATTGACTTAACATAGTAACTCCACCAGGCTGGAAAGTTAATTCTTCTAACTCTTCAGAACTAATTGGAATAATCTGACCAGGCTTGAATTCTCTACGAATTCCCTTGTCTGGAATCTTATAAACAACGGTGCTTGCACCACGGTTTTTTACTCTATACATTGTACTCATTTTTATATCTCCTTTTTCTCTGTTTTTAAAATGAAAAAAAGGGGGAAGAGGGGATATCCCCACTTCCCCCTCTTAGTTATATATTAATATTTAATTAGGCATTAACGTCCTTAACGTTATAGGACATATCAACATAGTTAGAGCTGTCCCAAATAGAGTCAGCCAAATCATACTGACCTAGCAACTCAGTATCAGCATAAGCGCAGATGTTATTAGCTAACATAGCAGTTACGCCAACCTTCTTGTAAACCTGAATCTCACGAGAACGGTCAGCATTTACATACTCGTCAACGATTGTACCACCCTCGAAAGCAATCTTAACAGGCTTGCTATCAGCACCACTTGGGATGATATAGCAATAACCAGGATTGATTACCTTACGAGTATTGGTCTCGTCTTCCAAGCCCTGAGGTAGGATGATAACCTTACGTCCCTTGTACATAGCCAAGTGACCAGTATCCCACAACTCTTGCTTCATATTCTCAGTCCAACGCCAACCCTGCTCAGGAACCATCTTAACTGCGAACTCATAAGTGCAGTAAATAGAAGGCTCACCATAAGCGGAAGCGATAACCAACAAGTTGTCGAAAGCCTTTTCATCGAAGCCAGTAGCAACAACAATATTTGCAGGAGGTAACTGGTTAACAGAAGCAGCTAGAGCATGTCCAACTTCCTTCATAATTAACTCATCCATACCTTCCATAACAATATTAGTTACTTCAGCGAAGTCCACACGACCGTCTAGGAACTCCTCGAATCCAATCTGAGCAGCTCCACCGATAGCAGAAGTACGAACTTCGAAGCTCTCTTCTTCTGCAGGACCTAGCTTAAATACTTCGTAAATACCAGCCAATCCAACACGAGTGATGAACTGCTTAGCACGAGAACGAACGTCTCTCTTACGACGGAAAATAGGCTTGTCGCCCTGAGCGAACTGCTTAGTCTCGGCGAACTGCATATAAGCCATTTCAACCTTCTTAGGCAGAACCTCGTCCAAAGTCTCTTCGATAACAGAGAAAATCAAATTCTTGTTATCACGATATAAAGAATAAGTACCAGCCAACTCATTGAACTCACGACGTAGAGTCTCGTTCAAAGCGGCATAACTAAAGTTTTCACCGTTAAAGCTATAAGACACAGAAGCAGAAGGGTCAGCCTTTGCAACAGTCTTAGCCAACTGTACTAAATTATTTCTATCTAAAGCCATTACTCTTCTCTCCTTTCTTACGCAATACGTAGAATCTTAACGCCCTTTTGATGGTCGGGCATAGTATAAACCTTAACAACCTGCCATTTCATAGCCTGGCTGTTATCCTTAGCCAAGATACCCTTAGCATTAGGTGCCAAAATATCACCAACAGCCAATTCAGACTCAAGAATCATGTTAGTAGTATAATGGTCACCAACATTAGTCTTGAATACACGAGGTACCATAGTAGTGCCAGTAGGCATCATCTTCTCAGGATGCTTAACAGCACGCAGCTTCATAAACAAACGACGACGATAATCTTCCTTAATTTCAGGATTGTTAATATCGTTCATCTCATATGGGTCATAAACAGTAGAAGCGACACCAAAATCGTCAACGCCAGGATAACTTACTTTACCAGTCTCTTCATCAACAACTGGCGCAACAACATTACCATTAGCGTCAAAAACAGGTCTTGCTTCAAAAGAGCCATTCTTATACACTTCGCTAACACCCTGTAGCAAACGAGTAGGTCCATATAGCTCCTCAGCCATCTTGCTGTTATCGCCATCCAATGGACTATAAACACGGGCCTGATAGTTGCCCTTAATCATTGCGAATTCGCAATCCAACTGATGCTCACGATACAACTTAGTTTCGTTGTAAACCAGCATCCATTCACCAGTATCATGGTCATCAGAACCAAAGTTTACAAGGCCAGCTGCATAGTCATACTTAACAAACTGTCCCTGCTCCAGAACCTCAATAGAGGGGTCTGCAGGTAACTGAGCATAAATCTGAGCAGTGCGCTGTGCAGACAAGTGGTTAGGCTCAACCTGGCCGTAGCCCAGTTCAACATATCCGCCATTCTTCACAGAAGCCTGACTAGTAATATGCTTACTTAAAAACTCTTTAAGCATTTCTATATTTCCTCCTTTTAGTTTTTATTACATTTCACTCGCAACAGAACGAATAGCTTTAATCCAAGCTGGAGCATCATCATTCATGCCACCATTTAAACTAAAGGTCATTGGGTCTTTGCCATCGTTCTTATCATCATCAAGGTTGAAACTGACCTTGTTGCGAACACATAAAATAGAAAGCTCTGCTTCAATTTCTTTTGGAGAATATTTGTCAATATTTTCTACGACATCTTTCTTATCTTCATCAGAAAGCATATAGAAACTTGCAATCATCTTCTCTTTTTCTGCCTTCTCAATACCCTTCTTGAAAGTAGTCAACTCATTTAGCTGGCTCTGTAGAGTAGTGATAGTGGACTGTGCATTAGCATAATCAGTCTCTAAAGCAGAATATTTATTGCTTAGCTCTACATATTCTTGAATTTCCTCAAGATTGTATTTTTCCTTTTTGCCCTGCTTTTTCTTTTTCTCGTCCTCATCATCGGAATCGTCGTCATCCTCGCACTCACACTCGGACTTCTTCTTTCCACACTTAGGGCATTTTTCCTCTTCGCCGCCCTCATCATCGTCGTCCTCGGGCTTCTTACCCTCGTCCTTCTTTGACTTAGCATATTCAGCAACTGCGGCTGCGTCGAACTGTGGCTCTTCAGCTGGAGTATAATCCTCCAATAACTGAGCCTCGGCCGCAAACACAACAGAGCCATCTTCGGCAACGGAGAAATCAAGACGATAGTACTTTTCATCGGCAGTTAGAACAGCAAATAGCTTCTGTCCCTCGTCTTCACAGACACTCTCAATGCCGTAAGTACCTTCTACATGGCTATAAAGAGCGGTCCACAAAGCGTCACCGATTTCAACAGCGTATCTAGTAAACACTTTTTCTCCTCCTTTATTTAGTAATTCTTTCAATTCGTTCATCATAGAGAATACTTGCTCTTTAAAACCATCAGCAAAAGCGAATTGAATTACAGGGGCACCAATAGTAGAACCTTCGAAGCAAGGTTCATTATTCACACCCAATGTACAAAGTTTTGAGATAATTGCTTCATTGATAATGAAAAATTTAGGTTCTCCATTACCATCTTTTGACCAATGTGCATCAATTGTGTCTTCATCGAGTTCCATAGAATGATTATTACCCTGGGATAAAATTCTACGACACTCGGGATACTGACCAGTCCATAGCCAGCCTTCAGTCATCATATATTCACGCTCATTCATTCCATCATCTAAAAACTTTTGAAACCAAACCTTAGCATTTAAATCAACAAATCCATAGGGTCTAGTTGTATCCTTAATTTCAAACTTACCATTTGAAATATCAATAATGCGGTTATGCTCCTCAAAGTCGCCCTTTTCTTCATTATAAAATCCGACAATAGGGCAGCCGGGGAGGGAGTTTGCCATTTGTTTAGCAGTCTCCTTGGTAATAATACTTCTATTACGATTTGGTTCATCACCAACATAACACACTTTAATTTGACATTTAGAAATCAAAGGATTAAGAGGAGTGATATTGATAAATTCAACAGGTGTGTCCAATTTAATACTTGTATGCATTGGCATTTTAATCTCCTCCTTAGCTCATAGATTCTTTATTTTGGATAGTCTTTTCAGATTTCTCGGAGTCTGGTTTTTCCGGACGGCCCGCAGATTTCTCAGAAGTCTATCCTCCTGTATTAGTTTGAGTTTTATTTGTTTGAGTCTAATTAGAATTGCCCCCACCTTTTAAATCTTCCATTTTCATAGTAGAAGACATTAGAGGAGGAATCATAATCTCACTCAACTTCATAACTTCATTCTCAAAGTAAGCAGTATTTAAGATAAAGCTCTGGGAGTGACCCAACGCAATTTGGGGTAACATTTTTGAATATCCCATTTGGACTTGTTCTTTATACATCTTAGCTAACTCTTTATAATTATATTGTGTGGTTTCCAGCATATATAATCTGAAGTTATATTTCTTCTTTGCCCCACTCAATGATTGAGTGATTCTATCAAAGAAAATCTCAAATTGTAATAATAATGTGCGTAAAGCAGCTTCATCATTTAAAATAGATTGAGTTAATGCCAAATTACCATCGGTATTAAACATATTCTGAGAAATACCAAGAGCATTAAACACACTACGCTCCACTTTAGCTAAATCATCTTGTGAAGTAGTGGTATTTTTATCTGACATATCAATACTATCAATGTCTGCAAATGTGGTCAACACATCGACGCCGACCGCACGCTTTAACATTTGCACAGCATTATTATGAATATCTCTTGCTTCATCAACGTCGAAAATCAAATCTCCATTTTTATCCATTGGTAACTTCTGGACTACAATTTTCAACAATTTCTGCATTTGCTTTCTACGGTCCAAATCTTGAGCCGCATCCAAATCCAGAATTGCAGGAATAGCGTTGATAAATAAAGGGATGTCGGCGGCACCATTGCCACCATTAGCGAAACTGAATTTCACAGTGTTCTGAGGTTCCAGCATCCACCAACCAGAATCGTCCACCCAACGGCTACCCAAGTAACCACCAACGGTTGGGTCTTGACCAAGAGACTTCTGTCTACTCAACTTTCCACTCTTGTAAGCGACATAGCCTTTCTTAAACTCGTCAGGGAACATATTCAATACTTGCATACGGTAAGTGGTGTCTGGAAAAGCCTAATCAAAGAATTTCATATTAAATTCAACAACAGGTAAATTACCTTGGTTGAAACGACTACGACAGTAATTAATGGGAAGTTCTTGAATGATTACTCCTTTTGGACTATGAACAATATAGCCATAATAAGCGCCATTCTTCACAACTCCAAGAGCAATATCACCGCAAACTTTAGCGATGTAAGAATTATCAAGATAATGGAGGACTTTATTCAAATCAGTTAAAATCTTCTCATTTGTCTTAGCAGCCTCGTCAAATACTTCAGGTACAACATACCAGTCATATCTATACATGGTTGCCGCATAATTACAAACACGTTGATAAATACCGCTAGCCTTATAGAAATAATTAGAAATCTCACGCAAACGGACAACATCGTTATCCATCAAAGCACGATAAATAATAGCCTTATTAATAACGCCACGGGTAACACCTTGAATCGCGCCAAGATTTAAAACAGCATCATCCAAAGTTTTAGTATTGATTTTAATCTTACCATATTCGGTAATTCGATTATCCATCATATTAAAACCTTTTGAACGGATTTCTTCTTGTCTACTCAACTCCAAAACTCCACCTCCTTTTAATATCCTGCTAAATTCATAATATAGTCATAGGAGATTAAATTTTCGTCAGTATATGGAATTTCAATCAACTTAAAATCATGTAAAGCACAAAAGCGTCGTTTTTGATTATCATTATACTATTGTTGGAAGAAACCTTTTTTACCACCGAATTTCGCACTAGGCTCATAATGTTGCTTACCTTGATACTCAATAATAAAATCAATTTTTCCATCATCATCAAAAACGACAAAATCAAATCTTAAAGGGCGACCATTTGGGCTCTTTAAGTCGGGGAAGATATACTCCATTTTAAAGGGGAGTTCAGCTTCCTTTAAGATTTCTTCAATCTTAATTTCTCCTCTCGAAGCTCTCATAGTCAACCTCCTTAATTGAAGAATGCCCAATCAGCGGCATTAAACTTCTTTTTCTTTTTCTTTTTATCTTCTTCTTGCTTAATATAATAAAGACCATATTCAAAAGCGGAAAATTTATCTTTCCTAATTCCACGATTAGCTTGTTTTAAGATGATATTTACGCCTTCATTTTCTTCACGCAAATTCATCATCTCTTCCTTTAATATGGAAGTTAAGGTAAATGGTTTTAAATATTCTGCCCTTTCCTCAGGCTTCATATTTTGTCCCATTTTAGTTGCCAATAATTTTTCCTTAGCTCCACGCTCGTCAATAAGGAATTTTACCTTACCGGCTTGTAGCTGAGTCTGCGCATTTGCGTGACACTCAGTATTAATAGGAGCATTTGCTTTTAGAATATACATAGCATCAAACTCAGTATTTGCAGTTCGATATTTTTTATAATAACCATCTTCATCATTCTCAACACCAAAGTCTGGGAAGAAGTCACCATTTTCATCTTCTTGAGATTTAATCATATAGTCAACTAATCCAATACCAAGACCATTACCGTCGATTACGATTGTGCGGGCTTTATACTTATAATATAATTTCTTAATTCTAATTGCCTGGTCCTCAAAATGTTCATCCGCAAAAGTATAAATATTAACCAAAGACTTAATTGCGGGACCTTGTGCTTGAGGGGTTACCTTAAATACACAAACAACAGAGTCACATCCCTTACGACCTACGTCAACTGATAGGATATAGTAGGCGTTCGCCGCACTCCTGCCGGAATGCTCATATTCAGGTTTCTGTAACTTACGATTTCTATCAAAGAACTCACCATTAAAGAATGCATCTTCAACAGTACCAGACCAACGACTCTCATATTCACGAGCAAAAGAAGCTTCATTGAAAGTTCCGTCATTCTTTAAATCTTTAATAAAATTCGCATCAAGCAATTTGACCAAAACAGGAATTCGCCAAGTACCACCCATGATAATTGCTTTTTCAGGCTCGGTTACCATACGAACAAGTAAGGTAATTAATTTATCATATGGGAAAGTATTTTTCCATCCTGCGGTTGTGACATAAATCTGACTCTTATTCAGCGTCTCTTCTGGATGAACAGTTCCATCTAAACATCTACGAGAAACGTTAGTGGTAGGAATAATAACTTCAGAAAGGATGGTACCATCAACGCCAACACATTCCTCAATTAGTCCTCCATGACGACGCTTACCACGCGAACTCTCACGAGCCGCAATATTATCGAAATAAGAACCATTTTTAAAGACATATTTACAATAGTCTTTACCCTCTAGTGTTTTACCTCGACCCCAGTCAATTTCTCGACGGAACGCAGGTACTAGAGTACAAATTTCTTGAACCTTTTCTTTTACGATGCCAGCTGCCTACTCTTTACCACCAGATGTAACAAATAACTTTGCCCCTGGATATAAAACACAACGGCACATCAAAACCATAATAGAAAGGAAAGATTTAGAATACGCACGGGGGAATACCATGTAAACATATTTATATCGCATTGCCGCACGTAAGAAAACTCGTTGATAGAAATAAAATTTTAATTCCTTCTTAACTTCTGGATTACCACCATCTTGTAAGAAGTCAATAAACATATCTGGGTATTCTCGCCAGTAAGCTACATAGTCTCTGGCTACAGGAATTATGGCACGCACTCTTTCTTCAGAAAGACCAACCTTTTTACGAGATTGTGATAAATTCAATAAATCCTGCAGTGCCATAATTATCCACCTAAAATTGATTTTAAGAAAGCTTCATCATCATCCGCAAGCTCATCTTCGAAATCATTAAAAGCAGTAAAGTCCTCATCATGTAAAACTTTCTCAGCATTATCTTCGAATAGAGAAGCTTCAAATGCATCTTCGTCCTCAGAACCATCATCGGACTCAAGTTTAGCTTCATTTTCCTTATCTTTTTCAATTTCACGAAGAGCGTGTTCAATCATAGAACTCAAGTTAGTCTCTTCATTAATTAAATCGCGTGTATAACTCTGTAAATCTTGTAATGTTCTATCAACTTTATCATTTGGTTCATCAATATAATATCTAGGAATAAATCCCTCTCTCTCACAGAGAGCAACCAATTCACCAATACTATCAATAAATTCGCCAGACTCAGCTTTATTCTGAGCCGCAGTAAACTTACCAGACTTCATTAAACTGTCATAAACTTTACTCATCTTCTGGAAGCCCTCAATATCGCCAATGTCGATTAATTGATTCGCCTTGAGAGATGTCTTACATACTAATTTCAAAGTATCAATGTGTCCGGCGCCTTGAATATCATATGATTGCATCATTTCTTCATATAACTATTCAAGTCTAATCCACTCTTCTGGCTTATAGGTTTTACCCCATTTCAATCGAAGATATGTTCTATCTTCTTCAGTTAAATCATCCACAAAATCGTCTTGGCCTCCACTTTGCTCCGCAAAGTAGTCGTCTCCAGACGACAGGAATGGATTATCATTAGTTTCCTGGTAAACAGGAATTTCAATTTCCCCTTGGGGAATCGGAACACTAGCCGTGGCGAGCGCTTGAGCGATTTCCGCAGCTTCATATCCCTAACGCTTCATAGTTTCTTCAATTTTCTTATTTGCGACTTCTTGTAAGAACTCAGTATCTTTCCAACGATAATCTCTAAACTGCTTTAGTTTCATCTTTGAAAGATAACGACCTACAATAGTCGTACCAGTTAATTTAGAACGGTCTTTACCATATGATGCCAGTAACTTGTTCCATTCTTCTGGAACATATGGAACATCACATTCTTGTAAAATCCATAAATAAGTATCTGGATTAAAATTATCTACATGCATCGTCGCACACTTCTTACATTTATGCAACTTACCTTCTGGATACTTACTTGTATTATTAGACCCATAGAACTAATCAGCGTTCATTGTTCGATTACATTTTTCACAATAAAAGCTTTCAGCCATAAAAATTCCTCCTTTACTTATAATGAAAATTCAAGGCCGGAATTATGACTTTTTGGCCTTAGAGTTTCTGCACTTTTTACAAATACTGTAAAAGCCATCTTTTGAAGTCTTATTCTTACTAAAATATTTATTATGTGCTAATTTAATTTCTCCACAGCGGCTGCACTTCTTATACTTACCTTTCATTTCATTTAAAAAATACCAGTTAAGTAATCTATCTTCCGCCTCGGAAGCTATTAATTTTGGAATTTTATTTCTCCATAAACTTGAAATATATTCAACACTATGTTTAATCCCAAATTCCATTTGAAGTTTTTCTTGAATGTCAATATTTTGCAACCCATCAACTTTGTATTCACAAATGCGGTCATATAAAGGATAATCTTTTAAAGCTGCATCCGCAACTTCATCAAATTCCTACATAAGATACCACAAATCCTTTTCAAACTCTCCCCAACTTTCTTGCTTCATTAAGGAGTAGTTACATAAGATTGCTGAAACGACTTTCGGGTCACATAAAGAAACACCCTCTGGAATCACATAACCTTCATCGTCAAAATCAAAGTCGCTTTCTAAAGGTATAAAGTGTTTCGAGCGGGTGATATTTTTGGGGATTATTGGTTTACGATAGGCATCTTTAAGAATATATTGGTCCTTTCGTAATTCGATAATCGCAGTCTTGATGATAAAAGCATCACGCCCGGAAGTAGTCTTTAACTTCTGTTCCCACATCTTAATGGCTTCTCTTAATTGTGCTAACCCAGGTATCTCTTCTACATCTTTCTTTGTTATCATTACTTTTGGTTGAAAAATCTAATTCTTATCATTACTAATCATTCCATAAATGCCATCTTCGCCATTTTCGAGTTGGGAAACAAGACCTTCGAAAGAAGTTTCACGTTTATTGACTGTGGCCATTCGGTTCTCAGTTAATAGCTTACGCTCCTTTTTCTCTTGTTTCTCCATGCAAAGAACTAGGTAGTCCGCAAGTGTCTCAAGGTACTAGGGAGTAGGATTGGGACACTCTTCTAAAATTTTTTCGACTAACTATTTTCTTTCTTCTGGAGATTCTAAAGTATAATTTAATTTGGTCATTACTTTACCTCCAGTCTTTCATACTTTTATTATACCAGAAAATTTTTCTTGAGTCAAGTTTTTCCGAAAAATTTTTCCCTAACTTATATTTAAAAATTCTGACAATAAAATAAATTGGATTTGACCTGAAGCAACCGACTTGACAAAAGAAAAATTTTTTGTTATAATATTTATATAAATAAAAGATAAGGAGCAGTATATATGATTGTCGCAATCGTTATCCTAAGTATCTTATTGGTCGGCGCAACCGCCTTTATTTTTTGGTTACTTGGGGTGCTAAAAAACACCTTTGATATTGTTGAAGCCTCTTTAGATATGGCCTCCGGCAAACCTTCCGCGAAATTCGGGAAAGCATATGATGGTAAATATTATCCCGCAACAGTAATCTCGCAAGTTAAATTCAATTCAGATTCTGAAATGATGATTACAGATTTTTCGATGTATGATGAAAAGAAAATTGTAGGTTTTACAATATGTACGAAAGAAAGTGAACGAGAATATATCGGTGCGCAAGGTGATGATGTTCCCGATGAAATCCTTGAAGAGGCTTTTGGAACTCCGACAATATTTAAGAATGTTGTTGTATATGCTCCTTGGGAAGGAATGTGGACATGGAAACCAGCGGATTAATTATTGCTATTTTATGGGCAATCATGTCACTCCTGGTGATGATTCAATATGCACCAGCCTGTAAAGATTTAAATTGGAAAGACCAATTAATCGTAGGCATTATCTTTATTATTGGCGGTCCAATATTCGCGGCCGCAAATGTACTTGAAGCAATTTTAGACTGTATTTTACCGGAAGGGTGGGGGGATGACGACGATGGTCCTTGGAAATATTAAAGAATATACTAAAGCACTGAAAGAACAATTTAAAGACCGCATTACCGCAATTGGTGATGCACCTAAGTTAGCAATTATCCAAGTTGGAAATGTAGAAGCATCAAATCGTTATATCAAAAACAAAGTGAAAGATTGTGAAGAGGTCGGTATCATTGCTGATGTTTATCAATATCCAGAGGATATTACTGAACATGAGCTATGTGAAAATATCAAGCTCGACCAGGAACACTATGACGGCGTTATAGTGCAACTACCACTCCCACCTCATATCCGCGAGAAGGTCGTGGTTGCCGCAATCAATCCTTTGAAGGATGTTGATGGATTTCATCCAGATAGTCCTTATGACCCAGCAACTCCCGCAGGCATCATGAAATATCTTCGTGCTTGCGATTACGACGTTGCGGGACGCGACGTCGTAATCATTGGTCGCAGTAATATTGTTGGTAAGCCTTTGGCGAGAATGATGACAGACGCAGATGCGACAGTAACTCTTTGCCACAGTAAATCAAAATTGTCACATCATTTGTATGGGGCTGACCTGATTGTCACAGCAGTAGGTAAAGCAGGCTTTTTAAATTGCTACCCAATTCATGTGCCTGTTATTGACGTCGGCATTAACTTTGTAACAGATGCTGAAGGCAGAAGCCGACTTGTCGGCGATGCCTTCAATACAGAAGGACGAGATGTAACACCAGTTCCAGGAGGGGTCGGTCTTTTGACCAGATGCGCACTTTTGGAGAATGTAATTGATGCGAAAGCAAGGGTGAGTTTAAAACGTGGATAAATGGACTTTGATTTTATTAGAAGTTGAAGGTATGTGGGAAGCAGATAGCTATGCCGCATATCTAGGGCAAATTGGCTGCGACCCGCAGAAGTATCGGGTAGAACGAGATACTTTTAAAGCTGACCGCATTTTTGCCCTTTATGGATATGATTATTTCTTGCGATTTGTAGAGCGGTGCCCGCATATCCAAGAGATGATAGAAAAATATAAACCCTGTGACCAGAACGGCGGCTAGTGCACAATGTTCTGTGCCTACTATAAGGAAGGAGGATGTACATTATGCCAATGAGTGATTGGATTAACAACGCGCAATTGATTCCAGAAGGCAGACCATATAAGGTTGATAGTTCAAGTCGAATTGTCGTACCTTCTCATTTGAAAGCAAAATTTGGAATTGAAAATGGCGACAATATGGACTATTATACCACCTTTGTTGATGGCAGATGGTTTATTTGTGTAACTAAGCACGTTGAAGAAGAGGAAGCAAAAAATGAAGAAAATATTTAAATATAGATTGCCAAGAGATGGCGAAGTAATTACCATTCATGCGGATGTAATTAAATGGCTAGATATCCAAGAGCAAAATGGCTGGCCTCACATCTGGGCAATCGTCGAAGAAAATGGCAATGCGAGAAACTATGAGATTGCGGCCTGGGGTACCGGCTGGATGGTTCCCGACGAGTTGATGTTCATGAGCTATCTAGGAACAGCGCAAGACCTGGGTGGTTATGTATGGCATTATTTCATGCGCGAGGCTGATTCTATCTATGAGCCTATCACAGTATAGGAATATGACTATAATCCTTACGATTATACTTTGACAACAAAGGGACAGCCAGACCCCGGATACAGCATTACGATTTCTTGCGGCGAGGCCGGTTCAGCGGTCTCTGGACTGGAATCAAAAGTGTATAATGATTATACAACAAGTATTGACAATTTGCAAGGTGTCGTGGAATATTTAACTGCGGCCGTGGCAACCGGTAAAACGGCATCTGTAAGAGCGTGTACGTAAAAAATAATTAAAAAATGGGAAAATATAATAAAAACATATTTTCCCATTTTTCTTTGGACAAAATCCCGAAATATGAGTTTCGGGAAAATTATATATAATAGCATAAAACAAGGAGGAAATATTATGCCACCATTAAAAATTATACCAGGTATGAAATTTGGAGAATGGGAAGTTATTGAAAGAGATTATCATCCAACTTCTAAGCAGCATTCAACATTTTGGTTTTGTAAATGTGGATTATGTGGAGAAGTAATTAGTGTTTCAAGAGATAGCTTAGTAAATGGAAAAAGTGAATGTTGTAATAAATGCAAAGGAGAAAAGATTAGACAAAAAGCAGAAGAAAGAGGTTTAATTTCTTGGCATAAAGGAGATAGATTTGGCTTATTAGAAATTATAGATAGAGCTGAATCAAAAGGTAATCACAGTTATGTTAAATGTAAGTGCGAGTGTGGTAACATTATTGATGTCAGAGTTGAGCATTTAAAAGGTCAATTTCATAATCGTACTATTTCTTGTGGATGCGCTTCTCAATCCAGCGGAGAAATAAAACTTACTCAGCTATTGGTAAAAGCAGGTATTGATTTTCAAACACAGTATAGGATTAAAGAGTTCAATATTTTATCACCATTTGATTTCGCCATTTTTAAAGATGGTAAATTATTGGGATTGATTGAATATGATGGTCAGCAACATTTTGAAGCTGTTGAATTATGGGGTGGAGAAGAACAGTTAAAAATTCAACAAGAGCGTGATACAAGAAAAAATCAATGGTGTAAGGAAAATAATATTCGTCTTATTAGAATACCATATACTGAGTATAATAATTTGACAATAGGGTACCTATTATCTTTTTTCCCAGAATTATCGTTTTCCGAAATTGAAAATTGATTTCAAGATTATAATGCCCAGACAAAAGCGTTTTGTCTGGGCAAAAAAATTTTTTTCCCGAAATAGGCCCCGGGGTTTTATTCACATCTGGGGAAAAACACAAAGTCTATAGTCTGCGTCGCGGCGAGCGCACACAGCAAAGGTATTGCCAGCCCCGGCAAAGAGGCGCAAAGACACACACAACACATCCTCATACATACACAATAATGTATGTATAATAAACAATACACACACAATAATACATACACAATACACACGCTGGGCCGTGCACGTGCGGCGCGGCCCTAGCTGCCATGCAATAATACCCTACACAAAAAAAGTTCTACACATTTGTGCATCTTACCTATTGACAAACATCCTGTAATGTGGTATACTGTAGATACAACAAAGGAACAGTGAGGTAATGACAATGAGTGAGAAGGTACTGTGTGTGCTGTGTGCTATACTACTGGTAGTGACCTTCAATGCACTAGGTCAAGCACAGCTTAATGATAGGTACACAAGAGAAGCTGTGGTAGTAGAGGTAGAGGGTAACACCATCAGCGCAGAGGACACCACAGGCAATGTGTGGTGCTATGATGTAGAGGGTGACACTGTACCATGTGTAGGCACAAGGGTAGTGCTAACCATGCTAGCCATGGGCAGTGATACTATCTATGATGACAGAGTAGTAGATGTAGAGTAAGGTACACAGCCTTACTCTATTATACTATGTAGTAGTAGCCACCGAGCACAGGCGTCAGGTCCCCTAGTGGGGCATACTGTAGGGGGTGCTAAAAAAAAGTTGCGTAAATAAGCAAAAAAACTCTTGACAAAAAGCTCCCGTAATGCTATAATAAAGACACAAAGAGAGAGGGACACAACCTCACAGAGTAAAGGAGATAACAACAATGACCATTTCTAACAACATCGCTATGTGGATTGCTAACAGCAACCTTGACAATACTACTACTTGTCCTGAGTGGCTGGGTATCACTCTTGTGGCTCTAGTCGTAGCCTTTGGCGTAGCTGCTATTGCCACTATCATCGCTGTCAACAAGAACTAATAGAGGAGGACAAGACAATGAACAAGAGACCTATCAACAAGATGCTGAGCACAGTAAGAGAGCTAAAGCCTGAGGTGCAGGCAAGCCATCAGTACAAGTACATCATCATGGTACTGAACAAGGACAACGAGGACATCACCTACGCAGAGAAGCTGATGGTGAGAGACAACCTGCGTGTGCTGTGTAAGGTAGCAGGTGTGTCCTATGAGAGACTGCTGATGAGGGTGTGCCAAGAGTAAGGCACACCCTTTAATTGTGCAATGTGACGAATCCCGCCATAGGCGCGCCAACGGTCCTGGCGCGCCCTAATTGCCAGTATAACACATCCCAGCCATTTTGTCAAGAGGAAAATTAGAAAAAAAATAAATAATTATTTTTCCCAAAAGGTATTGACAAATCGGTCTCCGTGTGGTATACTAAGTACAACAAAAGAACAAAGGAGCTAAACACCATGAAGAAGATTACCAAGACTGCCGAAGAGACCAAGAGAGACGAACTCGTCATCGCTACTCGCAATGCAAAGGACAAGATTGAGTACTGTGTGAGAGTCATCAACCGCAGACAGAAGGCAATGGCTATGTTGCCCCAAGAGTCCGCAGAATACAAGATGTTTGCGGGCGATGTAACCGAGGATAAATGGGTACTGGTTTCCGCTCTGCGTAGCTACGACAGAGCAAGGGAAGAACTGGCTGAGCACTGCCGAGCCTACCACCTCGCAGGAAATACTTTCCTTTCTGGCTATGAACTTTTGGAAATTCTCGCAGAAAAGGCTTGACAAAAGCCTTTCTCTGTGATACAATGTAGGTACAAAAGGAAAGGAACTGAAATGAAAATGATTTACTGTGGCTATCAGGGTAGTGGAAAATCTACCTACTGTAGAAATAACCCCAATACTACTGTTGACCTCGACAGCTCCGCATTTGTCAAGGTCGCAGGATGGGAAGAAAACTATGTGCGGACGGCGGTTGCCCTCGCTACTGACAAGAATGTATTCATCTCCGCTCATCGTGTGGTGATTGAATACTGCATGAACAACAACATTCCCTTTGTTATCCTCGCACCCTCGCAGAGCAAAGAGGCTTGGCGTGCTCGTCTTGAGTTCCGCTACCACAAGAACCCCATCCTCGCAAACTTTAAGGCAATCGCAGACTTCGAACAAAATTTCGACAACGACCTGCAATACTATCGCCTTTTGGAAAGCAAGGGCATTTGCGTGCGGTGGATTGAAGCCACAGTTGTGACAAACATTGGCGAAAAAATTTTTTGAAAAGGGGTTGACAAAACCCCTTTCCCGTGTTATAATTAAGATACAAAAAGAGAGGAGAGTAAATCAAATGTTAAAGAGCATGAGCATCACCGTGAGTTTCACCGACCACTGCTACACCGAACGCAGAGAAAGACTTGTAAAAATGGATAGAGAGTTAGGCTTCGGCGAAATCATTTGCACCACAATTTACAGAGGAAAGAGAAACTGCTTGACTTCCACTGGTATCTTAATGGTAATGGATGCCAAGAGCAACATTCTTGTCACCGCCTACCCTGCAAGATGGAAGATTGCCTGCAAGATGTTCTACGAAACTACTGGTGGTTATCCTCCTGCTGGTTACTCTGAAATCATCAGACGGGCAAAAGCATGGGACTGTGAAAATAATTGGATTTAGGGGTTGACAAATCCCTAAATCTATGGTATAATTTAATTACAAAAAGAAAAGAGGTAAACGAAATGAGTAAGAAAAAGAAAAACACAATCGACCGCAGAATGTTCAAGAAAGAGGGAGAAGAACTTCAGCAGTATCTCCACTTTCGCAAGCGTGGCTCTGTGGTAGAAAGCAAGAAGAAATACAACAGACAGAAATTCAAAAGGGGTGATAATGGATGATTATTAAAGGGGCAGATGGTGAGTACGAAGCCACATGGAAGCTCGGCGAAGACTATGTTCATGTAGTCTATCGAAAGATAATTCATCCCAATTGGCCCATTTTCCGCACAAAATACTACTATTGCACAGTAATTCACAAAGAAGATTTCAACCAGAAGCGAGTGCGGGATGCTCTCCTTGTTAGAGAACATTACGAAAAAAAATGTGCTTGCGGGGGTTGACAAAATCCCCAAACCATGTTATAATAATGCCAAGAGGTGAGAACAATGAAAACAGCAGCAGAAATAGCACGAGAGTGGCAAGCACAATTGCGTGACCCTCGCATTAGATGTCCTAACTGCGGGAGTAGTGCCCAATCCGAACTGGTGTACCAGGACAATACAAGCAACCGCAGAGAGAAAAAAGACGATTACATTTGCGGGTGCGGGTGTCGGTTCAGGGCACATTTTACACTCATTCAAACCGAGATACTGGAAATCGAAGCGCCTTACTACTAAGGCGCTTTTTCCATTTTGCTTTTTCGGTCGCGCGCCCACGGCCCAGGCGCGCGTTATTTCCATTATACCACAGCCCCAGCAATTTGTCAATAGGCAATTTGCACAAAAAATAAATAGTTGTTTTTCCTAAAATTGTGCTTGACTTTCTATTCCGGATGTGATACAATGTTCTTGTGGTTGAGAGAGACCACTAAATCAAAAAAAAGTTCAAGAAAATGAAAAAAAGTTCTTGACAAACCGGGAAACTGGTGTTATAATTAAGATACAAAAAGGAACTGAAAAGGAGATAATAACAATGACTAAGGGTAATTTCTTCCGCTACTACAACAAGCTGACTGGCGCTGACCGCACTCTGATTTTCTTCGAGCGCAAGGGTATCATCTACATCTACAACTGCAAGCACATCGCTCCTCGTTGGGCACACGAAGAATTTGAGTCCTCCAAGAACGGCGGACAGCAGAAATTCAAGATGTACATCAGCGTATCCGAAAAGGATAAGCTGATTGCCAAGGGTGCAACCCCCATCATGACCAAGGCTGAATTTGAAGCCATTCCTTACAAGAACAAGGGTCACAAGTGCGAAGCCTATCTGCACAAGGCTTGCGGTCTGGGTGAGTACACTCCCGACCATGTCCGCTTTGACTACTGCGGTGATGTGGAAATCGGTGGCGTTCAGTATCAGGTCAAGTACGAAAACGCAAGCCTGACCAATGTGGATGTGCTCCACAAGGCACAGAAGCGGGCAAGAGAAATGAAAAAGGGAAAGTAAAAAAAACTTTCCCTTTTTTCAAAAAAGGTATTGACAAATCACGGTTTTGGGTGTATAATTAAGGTACAAAAAGGAAAGGAACTGATACAAATGGCAAAGCAGATGAACATCACAATTAACTTCGACATGGACGGCACAATCGCTGACCTCTATGGTGTAGAGAACTGGCTCGAATACCTCATCGCAGGTGACACTTTCCCCTACGCAAACGCAAGACCTCTGCTCCACCTCTCCGCACTGGCTCGCAAGCTGAACGCACTTCAGCGGAACGGCTACAACCTCGCAGTTATCTCTTGGTTGAGCAAAAGTGGAACTGCTGAATACAACGAAGCAGTTACCGAAGTCAAGCTGAACTGGCTGAGAAAGCACCTGCCGAGCGTGAACTGGAACGAAATCCACATCGTTCCCTATGGCACTCCGAAGCAGAACTTCTGCAACAATCCTCTCGACATTCTGTTCGACGATGAAGAACGCAACAGAACGAACTGGACAGGCAGAGCCTACGATGTGCAGAACATCTTGGAAATTCTCAGAGAAATCTGAGAATTTCCTCTTGACAAACGGCAATTGATGTGCTATAATTAAGACACAAAGAAGAAAGGAACTGATAAAAATGTTAGAAATGATTTGCGCAATCCCCGAAGAAATCGGCTGGGCATTGGTTGGCTTTGTCGGAGCATTCGCCTTGATGATGGCTGTCAAGGTCGGCAAGATAATCGTTGAAGCAATCAAAGAAAGATTGGAGGATGATGAAGAATGCTGAAAACTGGAATTGTAGTTTGCCCCACTTGCGGGGGCGAGGTTGTTGAGTTCGATACTCTCGACATTGAGGTGGACAACACCACTGTGACCCTCTTTAAGGTTGGCGAGTGCGACCACTGCGGAAACCATTACCAGTGGCACGAGGAATACACCCTTGCAGGATACCGCGACCTGGAACAGACCCAGGGCGAAAGCGAGGACGAGCCCGATGCGGACGAATGCGGGTTCGACCCCTTCGCAGGTTGTTATACTTACGACTGCTGAAAAAGCAGTCGTTTGTTTTTGGCGGCGCGCTCACGGTCCAGGCGCGCCGATTTTCGTCAGAATAACCAGTTTCAACAATTTTCCGTGCAATTTATTTGTGCAAAATAACAGTTGACAAATCCCAAAAGGTGTGATACAATAGTATCAACAAAGGAAAGGAACTGATACACATGAAACTGGTTTACGATTGCGGACAATCCATCTCTCTGTCTCCTCGCAGAGATTTTGAAGAAACTTCTATTTGGTGGCACCTGCACCTGCTCGATGCGGAAGAATCCCTCGACCGCACCAACCGCACTTACTACGACACTTTCGAGAGCTTTTTTGAAGCGGTCTGTGAAAACAAGGTAAGAAATGCAGAAGCCTACATCGGTCTGTTCAAGACCCCCAAGGTATTGGTGAAATGTGGCATGAACCACTATACTGTCACCAAGAGGAACTTCAAAGAGGTGTGCGTGTGGAACTACACCAAAGAAGTCTCCCACCTGCCCATGTCCACCCTCATGGACAAACTTCCTGCGGACGAGTTCGCAGAATACCTGCGTGAAAGGGGAGTAGCCTTACAGCAAGGCTAATCCCCGGAAAAATTAAAAAAAGGTATTGACAAATCAAACAATCTGTGCTATAATAAATTTATCAAGTGAAAGGAAATGATACCAATGTTTACTGAAAAAACTTTTGCAATTATCGACACTGAAACCCTCGGCGGTGCTTCTCAGGCGCACTGCCCTACCTACCACTGCGCTGGCATTGCTTTCACCAAGAGAGCAGAAATCAGCAGAATCAACATCGTGGTCATCGGCAACCTACTTTTGGATTCTGCGTTCTATGGCAAATTCAAAAAAGACTACTACCGCGACCTGCTCCGCGACCCTGCAACTATTATCTGCTACAACGAAGCAGAGGCAAGCGAAATCTTCTCTGCGTGGCTTGCTGAAAACAATGTGTCCTGCGCCTGCGCCCACAACAGCGGTTTTGACTTCAACAAGACTTTCGTTGCTGAGTGTATCGAGGGAATGGAATTCATCGACACTTGGCAGGCATTTTTCGAGACCATCGGCAAGTACACCAAGTACAACAAATTCTGCTGTGAAAATGGCTTTGTAACCAAGAGCGGAAACGTTCAGATGACCGCAGAAATCTGCTACCGCTTCATCAGCGGAGACATTGAGTTCGTCGAGGAACACACCGCCCTCGCAGATTGTGAAATCGAAATGCAGATTCTGCGTGCGGTTTGGGCAACTCACCGCAAGTTTACTCGCAATGTTCACAAGGGCGATTCCGCCTATCGCTTCCAAGTGGTCAAGGGCAGATTCTAAAATCTGCCCTCCCGGGCGAAAAAAGGTATTGACAAATTCAAAATCATGTGCTATAATTAACTCAGAAAACAAGAAAGGAACTGACAGTAATGACTTGGGCAGAACATTTGGAAGCTATGCGAAATACTCCCGCATTTATTAACGAAGCAAACCCCCTGCGCTTCTCTGCACCCGAAAGCGAAGGTTTGTACCTTGTAGGTAGCACCAATTTCAATCCCTTTACCCATGAAGAAATCTATTTGGTAAAGGTTGGTAAAAGCTACAACCTGCAACGCAGAATGAAAGATTATCTCACCACCAACCCTGGAATGTTCCACATTGATTTTTGTACCATTCCCCGCCCCATGGTCGGCAAGTCCGAATGGCAGTGCCACGCAATTTTGTATGCAGTTTGCAAAGGCAAGGTAGAAAAAAGCGAAGAGTGGGTGAGAGTAAGCCGAGAGGTTTATCTCGAAATCTGCGAAAAGGGTTTCAAATATTTTTCTGAAAGAATGTAAAAAACCCTTGACAAACCCCCAAGAGTGTGCTATAATAAATACAACAAAGGGAAAGGAAAATCCCAAACACCAGAAAGGAAATGATACCATGATGAACTACAAGTATGTTGTTGAGAGCTTCTACGATGATGCCAAGGTCACTGTCGAAACCAACGACCCCGAGGTCGCAGTTCTGGAAATGATGCAGAGGGACATGGATGGTGTCCACGCCCACTGCGTTGATGGTCTGACTGGCGAAGTCCTCGCCCTCGTCAACCACCCCGACCAGTTCGTCCAGTCTGAGTTCGCTCTGATGACCCTGGGTGTGCTGATGGCACACCTGGCAAAGTAACAAACCAAGAGCCATCCCGCAAGGGGTGGCTTTTTCATTTCAATTTTTGGGCGCGGCGCCCTCGGATGTGGGCGCCGGAATTTCCATTATACCACACCGCCAGCAATTTGTCAAGAGAAAAGTTACACAAAGTTTGATTGATTTGAATTCCTGTTTTTGTGCATTATTACCTATTGACTTTTGGTGCGGTCTGTGGTATACTATCATTGTCAAGGGGAGATAGGTGAGCCTGCCCCCAAGGGCGAAAAAAAAATCTCAAAAAAAATTGAGAAAACCCCTTGACAAACCCCTTAAAGTGTGATACAATAAGGGTACAAAAGGCGAGGGCAAGGCGACCACGAAAAGGTGGGTGCCCACGAGAGCGAGTAAGACCTTGTTACCAATGACCCGACCGCAAGGTGTTCCTGTTTGCGGAATACAAATGTGAACCAGACCACGCAGGCTGAAAAAATGTCGTGGATACGCAGGATACAAAAGCCAATTTCTTTGGTGGTGAAAGCGGACTCACCCTAACTGTGGCTTAAAGGCTCAGCCAAGCCAAAGAAAAAAAAATTAAAAAAAACTCTTGACAAACAAATCAAGATGTGCTATAATAAGTATGTAAAGAGGAAAACCTCTTACAAATAAATTCATCGACAGGTTCAAGTCGTTAAAACCGAAAGGAATTGATACTATGGCTAACAACAAGAAGATGACCAAGGCTGACTACTTCAAGCAGATTTCTGCCAACTACCCTCTGACTGCCGATGAGCAGGCTTTCATCGCCCACGAACTGGAACTGCTCGCCAAGAAGAACTCTGCGGAAAAGAAGCCGACCGCACAGCAGGTGGCAAACGCAGGTGTCGCTGATGCCATCGTCAATGCGATGGAAGATGGTGTCCTCTACACCATCACCGACCTCATCAAGACTGTTCCTGCGTGTGCGGAACTGACCAACCAGCGTGTTTCTGCCATCGTGCGTGGTATGATTGGCACCAAGGTTGAGCGTGTCGAGGAAAAGCGTAAGGCATACTTCCGCAAGATTGCGGAGTAAGCCTACTCCCCCAAGGGCAGGGGGTAACCCCTGCCCACCTTGACCCCGGCGAAAAAATTTTCAAAAAGCACTTGACAAATCCCTCTGTCTGTGCTATACTATAATCACAGAAAGGAAGTGAGTCAATGCTTGATGAAAAGTTAATTGCCAAGCACATGGCAAGCCTCGGCATCAGCCGAGAGGAAGCAATCCAGTTGATTGAGGATGACAAAGCAATCGACAGGGGCGCAAAGATGTTTGAGCTTGACCCCGAACTTGAGAAAGGCGCAAAAAAGGCAAGACAAGCCGAGCGCAAGGTCAGCACCACCCCAGTGAAGCGAGAGAAGAAAGCCAAGCCTGAAAAGGCTGAAATCTGCTCCGCAATGATGGATGGTCTGCGAGTTTTGGGTGTGGAAGATTTCACCATCAACAACCCCGAACGCGAGTTCTTGTTCATCCACAATGGAACGAAGTACAAGGTCACACTTGCCTGCCCTCGTTCCTAAGGCTCCTAAGGGGTCGAGCCAATCGGCCCCATTCCATTGGCGGTGTGCTGTCATCGTCTGGAGGTAAACCACTAGGGGGAAGGCGCCCAACCCTGGGGTATGGTACTAAAACAAAACAGCCGAGAAAAGACCCAGGGGGGCGCCCTTGGGTCTTCGTCATTTTGCACAAAAATTCGGCCGCGCGCTGACGTACGCCAGCGCCGGTTTTTCGGCGAAATAACCAGTTTCAACAATTTTTGGGGCGAAATCTTTGTGCAAATTGACTATTGACATTTCCCATTATCGGGTGTATAATAAGGGTACAAAGTCAAGGAGGTAACAACAATGGGTATGACTTACAAGCAGTTCATGGACTACGCAATGCAGAACTACTGCAACGGCGGTGATTGTGTGGTCGAGTGTTGGGATGAACTCTCTTTCCGCTACTACTGCGAAGAGTTCGGTCCGATGACCAAGGAAAAGGCTGACAGTCTCTTCCGCACTTACCGCGGTTGTGGGGGGTACTAATTCCCCACAAAAGAAAAAAAGTTTCAAAAAACCTATTGACAAACATCCAAAAGTGTGCTATAATAATTACAGAAAACAAGAAAGGAACTGATACTATGAAAATGTTCAATGAAATGTCCCTCAAGTCCATCCGCAACAAGCTCAGCAAGGTCGGTGTCACTATGACCGACGAGCAGTTCAACTCCCTCACCTACTCCGAACTCCGCAAGGTGTACAAGAAGTCCAAGAGGGCTTACGCACTCTATGAGCAGGTGGATGCCATTATCAACAAGCCAAAGGCTCCCACTCCTGCGGTGCCGATGCCTGCCAAGGACAACGACAAGGATGCCAGGGGGTTCTAACCCCTTTGGCTCCGCCCGGAAAAATAATTTCCAAAAGGGTATTGACAAACAGAGAGATTTGTGCTATAATAACCACAGAAAGGAAGTGAAGTGAATGGATACGAAATTGCTGATTGTGTTCATCGCTCTGAACATCGCCAATGTTATCATTCAAACTGTAAAATCTATCGCCACTGTTAAATGCGGAAAGGTGTCTGCCGCAGTTATCAATGCGGTTGCCTATGGTCTGTACACCATCGTCACTGTTTACTTAATGTGTGAACTTGACCTCTACCTCAAAGCAGGAATTGTGGCTCTGTGTAATTTGGTGGGTGTCTATGTGGTAAAACTCATTGAAGAAAAGGCACGCAAGGACAAGCTTTGGAAGATTGAAGCAACTGTCTTTGACCCCTACACCAAAAGCCTGCATTGTGATTTGACCGCAGAAGAAATCCCTTGCAACTACATTCCCAAAATCGGCAAGTGGTCTGTGTTCAACATTTACTGCGACAGCCAAGAGAAAAGCAAGAAAGTCAAAGCCTTGCTTGAAAAATACGATGCAAAATACTTTGTGAGTGAAAGCAAGACCTTGTAAAAAGGTCTTGACAAACTCCACCAAATGTGCTATAATTAAGACAATCCAAGAGGAAAGGAACTGATACAATGAAAGCAACTGGAATTATCCGCAGAGTTGATGACCTCGGCAGAGTGGTTATCCCCAGAGAAATCCGTCGGTCAATGGGCATCCGCGAGGGCGAACCCCTCGAAATCTTCATCGATGGCAGAGATACTGTCTGCTTCCGCAAGTACGAAGCCAATCTGAATGGCGAAATTGACCATCTGGTGGACACCATCGAAACCTGCGTGGACGACTACGAAAAGATGGCACAAATCAAGAAGCTTCTGGGCGAAGTGCGGAAGCTGGTGAAAAGCGAGGAGTAAAACCCTCGCTTTTTGCGCGGCCCGGGCGCGACTGTGCCCGGCCGAATTTACCATTATACCATGCCCCGCACAATTTGTCAAGAGGAAATGTTGCACAAAATAATCTTTTTAATTTTCCTGTAATTTGTGCAGTTTGCCTATTGCAATTCGCTTTTGGATGTGGTATACTATCTATGTCAGTAAGGGAGAGACCCAAGCGGACAGACCGAAAAAAAGTTTGAAAAACTTAAAAAAACCTCTTGACAAACCCCCAAAGATGTGATATAATGAATACATCAAAGGGAGAGAGAAAGCCAAAGGTTCAAAAAAGATTTTCAAAAAAATCAAAAAAACCTCTTGACAAATCGCTCAACCTATGATATAATAAATACACAAAGACAAGGACAGTCTTAAAAACCAGAAAGGAATTGATACTATGGCTACTACTCAGAAGATTACCAAGGCTCAGAAGTTTGCAATGCTCAAGGCTATCCCCGCTGTTGCGGAGAACGCAATGCTCGTGGAGTTCATCGAGCACGAGTTGGAGTTGCTCGCCAAGAAGAACTCCGCTGAGAAGAAACCCACTGCTCAGCAGACCGCCAATGCTTCCATCGGCGAAGCCATCGTGGCTCATCTCCAGAGCCAGCCCAACCGCCTCTTTACCATCACTGAGGTTATCAAGGAAGTGCCTGCGTGTGCTGAGTTGACCAATCAGCGAGTGTCCGCAATCGTGCGTGGTCTCATCGGCACCTCTGTGGAGCGTGTGGAAGAGAAGCGAAAGGCTTATTTCAGAGCCATTCGCTGAGCCACTCCCCAAGGGGGGGCAATAGCCCCCCCAAAATGGGGCACGGAATTTCAAAAAAGGTCTTGACAAACCGCCCAAGATGTGCTATACTGTAAGTACAGAAAGGGGGTAAACCAATGGCAGAAAGTCAAGTCGAACGCATTATGCGAAATCTGAAATGCTCCAAAGAAGAAGCCGAACAGATTATCGCAGACGACAAGGCAATCGACAGAGGTGAGCGAATGGCTTTTGACCTCTCACCTGAAGCCGAAAAGCAAGCCAAAAAATTCGCAAATACTGGCACAAGGCAGACAAATGGGCAGAAAACCGAGCGAAAACGCAAGGAAAACCCCACAAAAGCCACGATAATTGCCGAAATTGCTCAGTTTTTGGCTGAAAATGGCTACGAAATGGTCGAAATCACCAATAAAGAGCGTCAAATCGCCTTAAAAGTTGGTGAAAATGCCTACGAACTGACGCTTGTGCAGAAACGCAAGCCAAAAAGTTGAGAAAATCGCCCCAAAAGGGCGATTTTTTCGTTATTTTTTCCAAATTAAATTTAAATTTGTGCAATTTGCACAAAAATCGGCCGGCCGCACACAGATGTGCGGCCCGGTATTCGGCAAAATGCACAAGTTCAACAAGTTTTTTACCCAATTATTTGTACAACATTACCACTTGCATTTTCCTAAAAATCTGCTATAATTAGTAGTGTCAAGGGGATGAAGTAAACCCCCGCAGATGGGTCGGCGCAGAGGGTTGAAAAATGTTGGGCAGAGGGGTTAGATTGTCCCACCAATCAGACCACCGAAACTTTTTCAAAAAACTTTTGAAAAACCACTTGACAAACAGCACAAGATGTGCTATAATGAGTATGTAATCAAGAGGGGAACTCCTTCGAGGCAAGACCGCAACAGATGGTGGAAACAGACACAGGCGAATTGAAACTCTACAACTCCTACGCAAGATTCCCCCCTACTAGGGTGAGTGGTGAGCAACGAAAGGGTGCGAGTAGACTCAAGGCAGGGGGCAGAAACAAGTCCAGTGAGCGCAAGGATGCTGTGGGAATAAAAAAAATAGTCGCGAATATTTTTTGAAAACCTCTTGACAAACTCAAAACCATGTGCTATAATAAGTATGTAATCAAGGGAAGGAAAACCCTAAAAAACCAGAAAGGAACTGATACTATGGCAAACACTAAGAAGCTGACTAAGAAGGACCATTTCAACACCCTGCTGACCCTGGCTGAGGTCAAGTCCAACCTTGCGCTGGTCGAGTTCATCGAGCATGAGCTGGAACTCCTGGCGAAGAAGAACTCTGCTGAGAAGAAGCCTACTGCCCAGCAGGTCGCCAATGCTGGTGTGGCAGAAGCCATTCTGTCCCACATGAGCGCAGACCCCAATCGTCTGTTCTCCATCACTGAGCTGATTAAGGAAGTGCCTGCCTGCGCAGAGCTGACTAATCAGCGAGTGAGCGCCATCGTGCGTGGCATGATTGGTGTGTCTGTCGAGCGCATCGAGGAGAAGCGCAAGGCGTTCTTCAGGGTCATCCAGTGATGACCCCTTCCTCCCCCTGCCCCCAATTCGTGGGGCAGGGGCTTTTTTGCGCCGTGCGCCAACGAGTGTGGCGCCCGGAATTCGTCAAAATAACTAGTCCCCGTAAATTTCCAATCGAATTTTTTGTGCAGTTTGTCATCTTGATTTTTCCCGCAATTGGTGGTATACTAATCCTAAGAGGTGAGGCAAATGACCGCAGAAGAAATGCGCAAGGCTAAAGCTGAATTGCACAAAGTTATTATTGATACTGTTTTATCTTTTGGGGGAACTCTCCATGACGATGCAACCATGTATCGATACATTATCGAATTAGCGTCTAATGAGCTTTTAGCTTGTGTTCCTTTTTCCAATGAAAATTAAAAAAGTGCTTGACAAATTATTAAGTCTGTGCTATAATAAGTATGTAATCAAGGGAGCGAGTGCTCCACAAGAAAGGGTAATTTACTATGAGAACCATTAAACTGTTTGAGCGTGAAATCAATCTGATTGTCAATGAAGACCTGCGTATGGCGGTCAAGTCTTACATGGAAGAAGCCACCCCTGACTACTTCTGGACAGATGGTGCTTCCTCTTCTGGCAAGTATCATCCCCAGTTTTCGCAGGGCATCGGCGGTCTGGTTCGTCACACCAAGGCGGTTGTGATGTTCGCTGAAGAACTGCTCCGCATGAGTTCCTACGCCTACATGAAAGACGAGTACAAGGACTTCGTAATTGCGGCTTGTATCATCCATGATACCGCAAAGTATGGTGTCGATTGGTTTGACAAGGCAGAATACAAGAACCACGCAAGAAACGCAAGCAAGGCTTTTGCAGGTTGGTGCGAACAGGTGTTCGATTTTACTCCCCATTTTCTTCTGCTGAACGCAGTTGAAAGTCACATGGGTCAATGGTCTACTGAACGAGAGGACAGACCTTTCACCAGCGTGGACAGATGTGTTCACATGGCGGACTACATGGCAAGTCGCTCTTTCATCGACATTCCTTCCATCACAGAGGAATACAACAAAATCGCTTGCCAGTGGGCGGCGGAACACCACGAACTGCCTTTCTAAAGGCAGGGAGTGGAAACCCCGGCGAAAAATATTTTTCAAAAACCTATTGACAAATCTCCAAGAATGTGCTATAATGAGTTCATCAAAGGAAAGGAACTGATACAATGAACTGTCTGAAATGTGATAACTACTGGCGCACCGACATTGACGAAAGCCGATGCGATAGATGCGGATGCCAAGAAGAATCCAACACCAACCCCAAAGAAAGCGAGGACAAAGGCAATGAGCAAAAAGCATCTGGGCTGTGCTGATAGTGGCTGTGGCTACTACTGGCAGGACGAGGACGAAGATTACCCCCGCTGTCATTTCGATGGCTTCGGCAAAGCACCCTGTGAGGAGGATGACTGGGATGAAGAATAAGAAAACCCGATTCATTAACCCCAAGCCCACCGCAGAAAATAGATGCATGCGGTGTACCCATGTGGGGCAGGAAACCACAGACGATGTGGCTTGCTGTAACTGTTGCGAGGATGGCGAGTTTTTCGATGACATTGCGGAAGTCGAAGACCGCTATACGCTGGATGACCTCGGTCCGAATTGGTGGTGAGACCCCCGCAGGGGTCTCATTTTTTTTTCATTTTACCACTTGACAAGTGCGGCCCGGTATGGTATAATAATGGTGGGGTTCAACGGGCCGCGGACGGAGGCCAAGGCCCGATTTTCCGACCGGTACACCCCATATGCAAATTTTTTGCTACTTCTAGCGACTTTTCATATGCACTTAATTTTCCCGTAAAGTGAGCCCCGGTCGGGAGCCGACCGGTCCTACAAAAACCGCCCGCATATACGCGGGCCGACCGGTAAAAATATGTTTTTTTAATATTATAACATATTTTTTTATAAAAATCAAGGCCGAACGGCCATTTGATTTTTATAAAATTTTTTTGTATAATAATAATACAATAAGAAAAGAAAGAGGTATATACCAATGGTTATTGATAAGAATTATTTCCTGACCCGTCTGCAGAATGGTGAGGATATGACTGCTATCGGCAACGAGATTGCCGCAATGATGAATGCCGCTATCGACGAGCACAATGCTGCTCTAGAGGCCGAGGCCGCAAAGCAGGCTGAGGTAGAGAAGGAAGCCACCAAGAGAGACCTAATTGAAGAGATGGTCGATATCATCAAGGAGCTGGCTATTTTGGAGGGTATGGACCCCGATGAGATGACCCTTTCCGACGAGGAAATGGACCAGCTGGTTGCGGCTTTCACTGAGATGTTTGCGGCCATGCGCGATTTGAAGAAGATGTTTGCGGACCTGGAGGCTAAGCTGGACTCCGACAAGAGCGGCTCAGTGCGTCTTCATCACCCTGGTCCTGCGAGCGGCAGAATTACTCCTGTGGCAAAGAGCGACGAGCAAATTCTGGCCGATTTTATCAAGATGTTTAATTAATGTGATGAGAAAGACGTCTGTTTATTCTATAGCTAGCTACGAAGACCAAGAGCAGGCAAATTGAATTATGAAAGAAACTCCCAGATTGTCAAAGGTCTGGGAGTTATTTTTTTATATGTGAATTTAACGGTGACGGGGACGTGGAAAATACGATTCATATACCTGGGGCCGATCGGCCACCACACTCTCGCAAAACCTCCGCAAAACACACAATTTCTTCCAAAAGAGCAAAAAAAGGGGGGAACACCATTACAGTGTTCCCCTAAAGTCACGAGCGAAGCGAAGTGACTTAACCTTTAGCCATTACGCCAAAATCAACTTCCGGCAAGAATCCCTCCAAGAGGCTCTCAACCGTCATCTCTCTTGCCTTCTTCAATGTGCCTTCAACATCAAGGCCCAGCTTCACATCTCCCACAGGTCTTTCAGTTCTGTTATATCCAGGAGAGTAAGTACCTCCAGTTCCTGCGGAATCCGCATAGCTTACAGTCATAGTAGCCTGCGGAATGGGTTCACTACTGTATCTCATTCCAGAAGTAGAAGCCTTGCGTGCGGCTGCTGCTGTCTCTGCGGGAGTTCTATAAGTGCGGACACTACTGTACTCGCTTACACTACCACTCTCACTTACCTCACCATAACTCTTCCATCCGTTGCTGGTCTTGGCGACAATCTTATTCTCATCATCATAGAGAATATAATAAGCACCACTTCCCAAGTTATCCAATCTACTAGAGGGAGCAGCAAATACAGCCTTACCATTCCAGTTACCTAGTCTTAATCCATCTCTAGCTGCTCTTTTTAAAGTATTATAATCAAATGTCATCTCATTTTTCCTTTCGATTTTCATTTCATTTTTGATTTCAATTTCAGATTTTCAAACGAGATTTTGAAATCAGTTTTTCTTCCTACTATTATTATACAAAATTTTATTTTAATTTTCAAATTAAAAATGGATTATCTAGCAAAGGTTCAATTTCAATTTTCGATTCATTTTTCTAAATTGGTACTATATACATCTTTGGGTCTCCACTTCGCATATATACCTTCACTTCTACCACATTCTCTGGTAATTTATCATAACTACCCATAGCGAATTTTACTGCTCCCTTAGGTATCTCAAAACCTTCCATTACTTCACCTTCAATTCTACTTTAATACCATTTTTAATAGTTTCAATTAATCTTTCTTTGAAACTATCAATATCAAACTTAAATTTATCTACAATCATATCGATTTCTTGTTCATACCATTCTGGATGTTCAATTGGAGAACTTAATTCCATACCATAATCTTCTCCAATCATCCGAATAGTTCCATTTCTTAATTTGTTTTCATCTAAGATAATCACTTCTATACCTCCCTCCGGCCCCGCGTATAGAGGATTTAAATGGCCCGAAGGGACATTTAAAGCCTCTTACGATTGACAGTTCTCTATTTCTATTTATAAGGATACTATTTTTTTAACAAAGTATGTACAAAATTTTAACACTCATGCGTCTAAATTTTTAACACTTTAATTCAACGTATTAGTTAACCAGTCTAATTGATAAATTGTTTTCACATTTTGAAAAGTGTCCGCCTCTTGTTTCATTGTAGTCAATGAATACTTAATCAGCCCCACCTTTTCTAATACATACAGGATATTCGTTACGGTATCATTATTACTTCTCGTGCTTGTGCTAATTCCAATATAACTCTTTACCTGGTCTAATGTAAACTAAAACGGACGACACTCATTAGCATAATAACAATTCAATAAATAAATATAAGTTGAAATAGAATTCTCACTTAAAGTGTCTGTAATTAACTTTAATGTCCCATATGGAACCAAAGAAGCTAAATCAGCACTTAATTCAACTAATCTATATGTATCTTTTCCTGCTTCAACAACTAAACCCAATTCCTTTAGATTCTTAAACTTCGTTGAAACCGTCTGTCTCGATAAGTTAAACATCTCACCAAGCTTACTAAAATTTATATCTTTCTTTGAAAAATATCTAGTTCCGCTCTTCTCATCTCTTGTTGAGATACACTGAAGATAAGCATAAAGAATATCATAATACTTTTTATTCGAACAAATATCTTTAGCCTTGGGAACCTGTCTTGAATTTGGTTGAATCTTTAACACAATCACACCTCCCTTCCAACTATTCTTAAGAAAAGTTGTTAACCATTTAACAAGTTTTACCCACGATATAGAAGTCTAAATTTTTAACATTTTATATAGATGTACAAAATTTTAACACATTTTTTTAACAAATATATAGATGTCTATTTTTTTAACCAAATACATAGAAGTCTAATTTTTTAACAAAAATATAGCTGTCTAATTTTTTAACATTTTTCATTTAAAGTTTGCGGCCGGGAGGCTCCAAAGCGCTTTTATGTCAGCTAAACCAATCTCTCGTCTCTGGACCCCTAGACACTACGATTCTCCAAACCGCAACTATTTATTTGCTAATTGATTTTATAAAAAATTTATGATATAATATATATGTAAAGTAAAGAAAGAGATAAAGATAAAAGATGAAAGATTGCTGACGGACTCCGTAAAAATCGTTTCCCGTCATTTTCTCTCGTCGAAAGAAAAAGGCTGAAAAAATCGACTTTGGAGGTAAACTATATGGCTATCGGTTCTGCGGGTTTCACCCCTTCCGCCATTGAAGATGGCATCTACAACTTAATTGACCGTGCGGATTTCATCGTGTCCTCCAAGGAGTACACCGAGAAGTGTATGCGGGCCGTGGAGTCCTTCCTCCTGTCCTGCCGCGTCAAGTGGAACTGCATCTGGGATTCTTATCCTGATGAAAGCGGTGCATCCGTATCTTTCGCTTGGATTGAATGCGGCGAGCTCCATCATATCGTACTGAATGTGCGATATGATGCTTTCTGTCCGAAGGAGGATGAAGAATGAAAACAATGAGAATTGGCTCCTCAATCATTCATCTGGACCCGATGTACGATATCAACTGTGAAGAGTGTGATGAGGGTACAATCGTGCGTATTGATTATGCTCACGCCGAAAAAGAATATCTCGTACCTGGCTTTTTCGTACCGGAAATCGTGGCAGCCGCAATCCAAAGAGGTATGAACGGCGAAGGTGGAAGCCTTGATAACTTCGACTTAATGGCAAAACTGCGGGCGCTGGACCGCATATATGGAGGTATCAGAGTAGATGAAACTCGAAACGAAGCATGATGTAATCATTAACTTCATCGAGCAGTTCCAGAAGTTCGGGCCGCAAGTCGTAGACTGTTTTTCCAACGGAATGTGTTATCAGTTTATGACTATCCTGCGTAAGCGTTTCGGTCCATTCTGCACAACTCCCGTTTACGATGAAGTCATAAACCACTTTGCAACCGAAATTGACGGTCGTATCTACGATATTACTGGTGATATCACCGACGACCCGCAATACCATTGGAAACGATGGACTATCGTGATTGCGGAAGACTATAAACACGCCAATAGAATTTGCCGCGATTGTGCTGATAAGGTACCCAGTGATACACTCATCTGTAAATATTGTGACAATTCTTTTTACGATGAAGTTTTGAATACGTATCTGTGCGGCCTGGACAATGAGCCGGTTGACCTGGATACCCCCTGTACGAAAGGAGTAGAGCGTGATGCAGGACTTTAATTTTATTTGTATGTTCCGTGTTCTCGTCGTTGACGATGTAGCCAACCAGGATAAAGTTGAACACGGTTTTTGTTTCGCCAATGATTTTACCAGTGCGGTCCAGTATCTGGAGCAGCATCTGTACGGTGATAACCTGTTGGAAATCCAGCATATGGAACTCTTTGATGCGTGCCCTATCGTTTCCTTCGAAGTGTGGGAAAAGATTAAGACTTGCTTGGAGGAAGCATAATGGATTTCGGAACTTTTGTTGGCGTAGGTTATATTCTCTCTGAGAGAGAAAGACAAGAGTTAATGGGCCATCTCGAAGACACTAATCCTCAGCGCTATAACGAAATTATGGACGAAATGTTCTGCTACGATATGGACGAGAAATGGTTCTTCGGTGAGATGGTCTATGAACTCGACGGTTGGGGCGATGCCAAAAGCCTCGAAACTCTGGCGACTTTGCCTGTTTTACAGGACGACGGCACATTTGGTGCCAAGTATGGTGCAATGTTGGTTGACTGCGGCATTAGCATTGAAGAAATCAATACTAAGTGGGGTCATCCAAACATCTATATCGTAACATATTGTTACTGCTAAGGAGAAAATATGGAACGAAAATGCGGCGACTGCGCCCTCAAGGCGCTAAAAAATGGGATGTGCCCGGTCTTTAATGCGAATATGGAGGACGAAAGCGGTTGTCCGTATTTTACCACAGAACTCAAAATTTGTGAGATTTGTGGTAATCTCATTCTCAGCAATAGCTACCTCCAAGAGGAAAATGGAGTATTCCATCTTTTCTGCCACAATTGCGCGACCGGCCACCCTTGCAAAACTTGCAAGGAAGTAATCCAATGTCGGTTCAATACCGACGAAACCTGCCAGGAGCCAGCGTATGTGATGGTTCAGCAACGCCAAGGCAATATGGTAGTACAGCAACAAATTCAGAACCCCAAGCGCGTTGAAGCCACCTGCGCGCAAGGTTGCCCATGTTATCACG